GGTAAATCTATTGAATGCAGAAATGGAAGGTTTGGTAAAGGCAAGCACATTTAACTTTGGAAGAATGTTGTATGGAGATGGTAGTGGCGTTCTTGCTACAATAGCCTCTCATACTGCAGGTAGCAATGTTGCAAAGTTAGACAGTGTAAAGAATGTTATTGAGGGAATGTTTGTAGATTTTATTAATACTACAACCGGTGAAAAATTAGCAAATTCTGCTAGAAGAATTGCTTATGTAGATAGAGCAAATAAGACAGTTACTTTTGAAGGCGCGGTTGCTGATACTTTGACTTCTGATTATGTACTTGTAGTTCAAGGTTCTTATAATAATGAAATTACAGGTCTAGGTAAAATATTTGATGCAAATGCTACAACTCTATATGGATTAACTAAGGCTAATTATCCATGGTTACAACCATATACAAAGGAAGGTGTTGGTGAAATTTCTGATGCGGTTATTCAAACAGCAATTGATGAAATGGAAGAATATGCTGGTAGCACTGTTGATTTCATTACTTGTTCTAGTGCAGTTAAGAGAGCATATCAAACTTACTTAACTACATATAGAAGAAATATTGATGTAATGGATTTGGCTGGTGGTTATAAGGCTATTTCTTATGCTGGTATTCCAGTAGTATCTGATAGGTTTATTAAAGATGACGAAATGTATTTATTAAACACAAAAGAGTTTACGCTTCATCAACTATGTGATTGGCAATGGTTGGAAGGCGAAGATGGTAGAATTATCAAACAAAAACAAGGTTTCCCTGTTTATACAGCAACTCTTGTTAAGTATGCTGACCTTATTTGTGATAAACCATCTAGTAAGTTCAAAAGTCTAATGTTTAGACCTTCCAAAAAGTGCCGAAAAATAAGGGGTTTTAGCGATTTTAGATTTCCAAAAAATTGCAAAATAGACATTTCCTTGTGCAAGTTTTGAAAAATTAGACTTCGTGCAGTGAAACATAAAACAAAAATAAAGTTTTTGCTATCAAGGTTAATAGGGGATAAATTGTCTAATTTTTTGTGAAGAATGAAATAAAAAAAGCCCACACAAATGGGCTTGATTTTAATTAAACCATATGAACTTGGACAATTTTGCTATCGCATAAAATATACATTTGAGCCTCAAGATTTTCAGTTGTAGAGTAAGCATCTAGGATAATGGTTTCATATTTATAAAAAGTGATTTTTACTCTGCGAGTTGTTGAATCCCAAAGACCTGCATTTTCAATTTTAATAACATCATAATTTGTACATATAATACTTGAAGTACTAACCTGTGTCATTTCACCTTGCATATCAAATGTACCAATTAAACCTGAACTGGTGTGAATAGTAATTGTTGCAAATTTAGTGGAAAAGGAAACATCACAATAGTCTTCAAATGCAAGTGATTTTTCGATTGTTGTTCTGTCATATAGAACCTGTGGTGGAGTAGGAGGGTTGTTAGCTGGATCATTTTTATTAGAGCATGCAGAAACAAATAGTACACAAAATAGTAGCGGAATTATGAAAAGAAGTTTATTAAAAGATTTTTTCATACAAATCATCTCCTTAAGATTGTTATAATGATTATAGCACAAATTTTTTGTAAATAAATTAAATTTAATAAAATAATTAAAAAACCCTGTATAATACAGGGTAAAGTTTAAGTTTGCATAATACTATTTGAAGTTAAAGAAAGCCAAGTTGAGATGCTTGGTAATTCTATCAAGAACCTTATAAACTGACTTCATAGTAGTGCAATCAGCGAATTGTTTTGCAATGATAGATTTTTGTTCATCGTTCAAAACGACTGGTTTGATGCTATGATGCAAAACAATAAACAAGTCAGGAATCAACAATTCATCGGTTTGTGGATTATAGTCCTTTGCATTCCTTGCAGCCATTCTGCCAAGATACTCTGGCATAGGGGGAACAGTGATTTCGGAATCCGTTTCAGCAAACAAATCATGAATTTTTTGTTCAAGTTCCTTGTCGGTAATTTTACTCATTAAACCTCCTTTAAGCAAAGTCATCTGGGTTGATAATTTTGACCTTACAACCATGTTCCTTTGCGAATCGAACAGTGTTTCCAGTGCCACTAGGTTTGCCATTCCACACAGCAATCACTGCATCAGATTTTTCAACCATATAGAGATTGCGATCATTCATGCAGGTGTCAGTGTAGTGATCTGATACATAATGAACAGTGTCGCATTGAGCAAGAAGCTCTTTATAACGAACCTGTGCCTTTTGAGGCCAAGGCGACTCCTGCCCAGGGCAAGGGATAGCACCTTCCAAGGTTACCGATTTGTAAGTATTCCTTAACTCGATAACCAATTCAGCAGCAATCGTATCGACACCAATTGCCATACCAGAGATAAAATTAGTAAAGCCATTTTCAATAGCCTTAATCAATACAGATTTCAAATGATTTTTGAATAAAACGCAAGATTTCTTGGTTTCATCGTACTTCCAAGGCAATTTGTTTGACCTGTGACCTGTAAAGCAAATAGTTTTCGGAGCATTAGTTTCCACCATAATAATACCTCACTTAAATAGTTTAACTTAACTGCCACCAGAAAGTCAAGTGATGTGCATTGTAAGGAACAGATTTTCGTAAGCCACTTGATAAACTATAAGAGAGGTGGAGTATGAAAGTAACAAGAGCAATTGCATTGCGAGTTAGTAATTTATTAATAAAGAACAAAATGTCGCAGTATGAGTTGAGCCAAAGAATGGGAACGAATAGAACGACAGTAGGTCATATCATAAATGAAGAGTATCAAACAATACAATTCAGAACAATACTCCGAATAGCTGATGCATTTGATATGAGCATCCAAGAGTTCTTCAATGATGAATTATTCAAAAGAGAAAATCTAGACATAGATTAAGGTTTGCAAATCGCAAGCCTTTTTTGTTGGATTAAAACAAATTTAATAATAAATTATTAATTTTTACAAAAATCGATACAAAACAGAGAACCTTGTGTTATAATAGACCTATATGCATAATAGGAGAATTTTATGATCACAGGAAGTTTGAAAAATAAAGTAAATGCTATATGGCAATCATTCTATAACGAAAACATGGCAAACACATTAGAAATAGTTAACCAATTAACAACACTAATGTTCGTTAAAATGCTTGATGATAAACAAAACACAGTAGAAGCTCAAGGGGAAATGATTGGTGTTCAACCAAGAGATGAAGACCTAGTATTCAAGAGTGGAAACTATGTAAACGCAGAACTAGGCATTGATGTTCCTTATTCTCAATTGAGATGGAAGAACTTCAAGAACCTAAATGCAAATGACCTTGCAAAAACATTGAAAAATTATGTGTACCCATTTATCAAAGACACTAACTCATCAGGTGGCTTTGCTTTTTCAAAGTTCACAAAAAACCTAACCTATGGTTTTGATGATAGAGAAAGACTCCTAGCATCAGTTGTTGATAAATTATCAGATGAAGAGTTTGACTTCAACAATACTGACTTGATGGGCGATGTTTATGAGTACATGTGTGGAAGTGGAGTTTCTGGACAATTCAGAACACCAAGACACATTATTGATATGGCAGTGGAAATGATGAAACCGAAGCTTGGAGAAAAGATAATCGATCCAGCGATGGGAACAGCAGGATTCCTTGTAGAAAGTGCTAAATACATTAAAGAACACCAAAAAGCAGAATTGCTAAATGTTCAAAAGAATATACAATTCACAGACAGAATGTTCTATGGTTGCGATAACGATTCAAACATGGCAAGAATTGGTTATATGAACCTAGTATTGCATGGTGTAAAGAATCCAATAATAACAAAGGACTCACTGCTAGAGGGCGAAAATTCAATGGACTACTTGGGCAAATTTGACCTTGTATTGGCAAACCCACCATTTTCTGGCAGTTTAGTAGAAAGTGCAACAGATGATAAATTGCTTGCTATCACAAAAACAAAGAAAACTGAATTGTTATTTGTGGCATTAATGAACAGATTGCTAAAAGTGGGTGGTCGTTGTATGACCATAGTACCAGAAGGTGTTTGTAATAATGGAACTGATGGCAATTCAGGAAAAGCCTATGTTCAGCTTCGCCAGGAGATTGTTGATAAGCAAAGATTAATAGCAATCATTTCAATGCCTCAAGGAATATTTAATGCACCAACAAAAAAAGGTTCTGCAAGCAAGGGTGCAGGAGTAAAAACATCATTTTTAGTTTTTGAAAAAACAGATAATGGTGGAACAAATAATGTTTGGTTCTATAATATGACTAACGATGGTTACACCCTTGATGCAAAAAGAACACCAATAGAGGGTTCTGACATTCCAGACATAATACAAAGGTTTCAAAATTTAGATGCTGAAATGAGTAGAACCAGAAAAGATAAATCATTTTTTGTAAATGTTGAAGAGATAAGAAAAAATAATTATAATTTATCATTCAATAAGTATAGAGAAGTTGAGAAAAAAATTAAAAATTATAGGAATCCATCTGAAATTATTTCAGAAATTATAACACTGAATGCTGAAATTTCTGAAAAATTAGTTGAATTAGAAAAGAAGAGTGAGGAGAAATAATGATATATAGATTAGAAGAACTCCTTACGCAATATAGTGAAAAAAATGGATTGCATAATTTTGAGCCTGTTGCAGTGGGAAAATATGGAATAAGAAAAAGATCGGAGATTTATTCAAAAGAATTAGCAGAAGACTATTCAAAAAATAAAGTTATTATGAAAGATACATTAACAATAGGATTAGGAACAAAACAAATTGACTTTGGAGTTTTGCTCGAAGATGTTCACTATTCAGTATCCCCAGCATACATAACATTTAGAATCAATGTAGAAAAAATAGAATCAAAATATTTAGAGTTGTACTTAAAAGTTTTTAATGAAATGCTATCAGATAAGTACATGATAGCAAGTGCCAGACAAGGGAAAAAAGTAGATGTCAAAGGCTTACTTAAAGAAGAAATTTTTGTTCCAGAAAAAGAACAACAACTAGTAATTATCAAAGAAATAGAAGAGATTTATACACTTATAAAAAAAGACCAGGATTTAAAATTAAACTTTGAAGAATTGATTCAATCAAAGTTTGTACAATTATTTGGAAACCCAATGCTAAATGATAAAAATTGGGAAACTAAACATTTTTATGAGATGGGTGAGTTTGGCAGGGGTGTTTCAAAACATAGACCACGAAATGCACCTGAATTATTAGGAGGAGAACATCCGCTAATTCAAACAGGCGATGTCGCAAATTCTGATTTGTACATCACAAAATTCGAAGACACCTATTCAGATCTTGGACTAAAACAAAGTAAAAAGTGGAAGAAAGGAACATTGTGTATTACAATTGCCGCAAATATAGCAAAAACGGGAATTTTAACATTTGACGCTTGTTTCCCTGATAGTGTAGTAGGTTTTTGTCCAGATCCAAAGATAACAAGTCCAATATTTATTCATTACTGGTTCACATTTCTACAAGAAATAATAGAAATGCAAGCACCTTTATCAGCTCAAAAAAATATCAATTTACAAACCTTAAACAACTTGGATGTGATGATTCCACCAATAGAGATTCAAGAAAAATTTGTAGAATTCATCGAAACAATTGTAGAGGTAAAAAAATTAGTAGACTCTAGAATTAAACTTTATAATGAACTTATAAACAAAAAAATGAGTGATAATTTTTCATAGGAGAAATAAATGCCAAGAAACGAGAGAGAAACAAGAGAAAAGTTAATAGATCCAGCATTGAGAAAAGCAGGCTGGCATGTTTTAAACGAAAAATACATCATTGAAAGAAACAAAGCATGCATAGAAACACCTGTGACAGGAATGCCAAAAACAACAGAGAATCAAACAGGCAATGGCTTTGTTGATTATGTTTTGTTTGGAGATGATTGCAAGCCACTTGCATTGATTGAGGCCAAGAAGTCAGCAGTAAGTGAAGAAATGGGTAGGGTGCAAGCCTGCCTTTATGCTGATGCTTTGGAAGCAAAGTATGGAGTGCGACCAGTCATATACTACACAAATGGCTACCGAATTATGATCATAGATGGTGTTCATAAAACAAGGCAAGTGTTTGGATTCCATAAGAAAGATGAGTTGGAATACCTAATCCAGAGAAGAAGTTTCAAACTTGCAAATGTCAAAGTAAATGAAGAGATTTGCAACAGAGAATACCAAAAACAAGCGATCCAAGAAGTCGTTAATAATTTCAATGCAGGAAATTCTCGTTCGTTAATAGTTTTAGCAACAGGAACAGGAAAAACAAGAGTATCGTGTGCAATAAGCGACATACTATTGAGAAATAACTATGTTAAAAGAATTCTATTCTTGGCAGATAGAGTAAACCTAGTAAAACAAGCAAAAGAAGAAACATTTGAGAAATTCATTGATGGCGCTAACATGGCAGTTATTGCCGAAGGTCAAAGAGAAGGCGTAAGCGACAAAGCAAGAATTGTGTTCTCAACATATCAATCAATGATTTCGATTATAAACGATACAGAGAAATGTCCATATGGAATAGGACACTTTGACCTAATCATAGTAGATGAAGCTCACAGAAGCTTGTTCAACAAGTATTCGGCAATATTCCAATACTTTGATGCTATGATGATAGGATTGACAGCAACTCCAAGAAATGACATTGGGAAATCAACATTCCAAGTGTTCGAAATTGGAGATGCGACACCACACTTTGAATACGATGTGATTCAAGCAGTAAAACAAGAATATTTGACTTATTATAGAGCATTAGACAGAACACCAGACATCCTAAAAGATGGCTTGACTTATAATGATTTGTCAGATGAAGAGCAAGAACAATATGAAGACCTATTCACAGATGAAGAGGGTGTAGTTCCAGAAAAAATCGAAGGAAAAGAGTTCTACTCAATCATCACAAACATTGATACAATTAGAGAAGTGCTTCGTGATTTAATGGAAGAAGGCATAAGACTAAACAATGGTCAACTTGGAAAAACAATCATTTTTGCAAAAGACCATAATCACGCTTTATTGATTCAGCAAACATTTAGAGAGATGTACCCAGAATTATGCCTAAAAACAAACAGAAATGGTGTAGATTATTGCGTAGTTATTGACAACCAAATAAAATACAATGAAGTGTTACAAAGAGAATTCAAGAACAAGCAAGACATAAGAATCGTAGTTTCAGTTGATATGATGGACACTGGTGTTGACATACCAGAAGTAGTGAACTTGGTGTTCTTCAAAAAGGTTTTATCAAAGATTAAGTTCTGGCAAATGATTGGTCGTGGAACTAGACTATGCAAGAACCTTAATGCATTGACACCATCAAAGGAATACTTCCAAAGATTAAACAACGATAAAACAAGAAGCTTGCACCAAGATAAGCAAGGTTTCCTAATATTCGACATTTGTAATGTGTTCCCATTCTTCAAAATGAATCCAGATGGCAGAGAAGATAGAGCAGAAGATGCATTGTCGCTTTATCAAAAAGTGTTCATGCAAAAGGCAACACTATACAAAGTTATGCAAGCAAACTACTCAAAACTAGAAATAGTGGATAAGAAATACTTCGAAACATTGAGAGAAGAGCTACTAGCTGATGTAAGAAGAATGAATCCTAACTACATTGGAGTCAAAGCAAACCTGGAGTATGTTAACAAATACTCACAGGTATCAGGTTGGGTAAACTTCAACCAAACTCAATGGGCAGAAGTAAAGAAACATATAGCACCTAACATTCAAGGCGAAATTGATCTAGAAGCATCAAGGGGATTTGACTACCTATGCTATAAGTTCGCATCAGCAAGATTGTATAATAACACTGATTTCAAAAAGACAGCAAAAACAATTTATACACTTGCAACATTGCTTGTTGATTTCAAATCTCACATAGGCGAGGTGGCGGCTCATAGAGAAACATTAAAGTATGTGGCATCTGAAGAGTTCATCAATGACTCAACAATAACAAGAGTAGATGAGGTAAGGGAAGAAATAAGGGGCTTAATGAGATACATAGACAGCAACGACTTCAAGCCAATCGTTTCAGACTTTGATGATGCAATATCAACCTATGAAGATGCTGATGAAGAATCAGTTGACTTCAAGATTTCAATAGATGATTTCAAATCACTAGATGATAAGTTGTTGTTCCACATACAAGAAAACCCAGAAATACCACTTGTTTCAAAGGTTCAAAACCTAGTAAAACCAACAGCCGAAGATGTGCAACAATTCAAGAGGATAGCCCTAGAAATCGCCAAAAGTGAAGCTGAATACAACAAACTATTCGCAACAGATGATGAACTAGTTATATTCGTGAGAAAGAACCTAGAATTCAACCCAGTTGCTGTAGATCATTATTTGAACGCATTAAAAGAAAAGGGCTTCAATGAAACTCAAATTATTTATGCAAGAGAATTGCTACTATTCATTTCACAAAATGGAAGATTTGACAGAAGAGATTTATTGAGAGAAGAATTGAATTTCAATGGCATTTTCAACAGCCAACAAATAAGAGCATTGATTGACTATGTAGAATCGTTAATATAAAGGAAAACAAATGAAATTAGATTATAGTAAATTAAAATCATTATCATTTACATCATCAACAATTGATCGTGGCACACATGGTGTGCATTTTGAGATTGATGGCATTTGTCTAAAAACAAGGGATACCTGGCTAACAGATGAAGAACAGGAGCAATTCAACTTTGGAGCAACAAGAGTAGAAGAATTCAAGGAAGGACTTGCAAACATAGGGATTGAAACCTGGGAAAAGTTCTATAACGCACCATTAAACATGGAAATCCTTGATGGAGAAAGTTGGAGTGTAGAAGTTCAGTTTGAAGACAAATTTTTAGTTTGCGAAGGTGTCAATGGATACCCAGAGAACTGGATGGATTTTCTACAATTCATAAACGAATACTACCCAATACTAGATCAAAAGGAACAATTAAACAAGTTCGTTTTTGAGATGAAGAGTGTAGAAAAATTTAAAGTAGGAAAAGAAATCAGCAAAGTCATTGGCAACGAAGCTACAATGACATACTATGAGAAAATAGTAGTTGATAGAGAATCTGGCACCTATACATCAATAAGGGGCATAAGTGAAGAACAGAATGCAACCCTTACAATCAAGGTAGAGGGTTCGGTTGAAATCCTACTTGATGATATAGCAGAGTTAGAAGATAAACCTACAAATAAAAAAGTAAAGCAGCCAAAGAATAATCAATGCAATTATACAATAGATGCAGAGTATGAAAATGGCGAATTAAAACACTTTGAGGGTGGCTACAATAGATTAGAACTCCCAGCAAATTGGGAATACATAGTAGATTGTTTCAGAGAGTTTGAAGACCAAATGTCAGGAACAATGGCACTAAATAAAAGCAATTTCCTTAAGGGATTATTAAAAGATGAATTCATTTATTTGAGTGTCGTATATGACCAATATAGCGACCAAACCTATTATTATAGGACAGCAGATGAAAGCATCAAGCCAGGAGATGCAGTGCTAGTTCCAGTAGGCAAAGACAACAACGAGTCGGTGGCTTATGTTGTTAAGAAAGAGATTTTCAAACAATCAGAAGTGCCACTACCACTAGAAAAAACAAAAGAAGTAATAAGAAAACTTGAAGAAGAGGAACAAAACCAATAAGGATTTGTTCCTTTTTCATCGCACGATCCCTATATACTAGATTGATGTTATTGATGTTATTGTCGTTATTTATAACAGCAATAACAGGAATAACAGTACAAACCTATATAGAGAAAATAACATTAATAACAACAATAACAACAAAAAGGTATATAGAGAAAAAACTTATAAAAAAGTGTCACACTTTGACCTACATTTAATAAAAGTGGGTGTATAATAAAAGTACCAAAAAGAGTACAAGAAAAAGTTTCTGGAAAAATTTGGAAAATTTATGTCATAAACGCTTGCAAAAACAAAACATATGTTCTATAATAACAGCATAACGAGAACAGCAGTGTTCCCGTTATGGAGGAAATACAAATGAGAAGCTTGGACATGAATAAACTTGAAGAAACAAAAGATTTCATTGCTAACTATCAAATCAAGTTTGGTAAATCGCCATCATATAGAACAATCCAAAAAGAATTGAATTATAGTGGGTTGGCATCAGTTCAAAGATACATGACTTGGCTATATGCAAATGGTTGGGTTCAAAAAGATGAGTTTGGCAAGGGGATAGACACACCACAGAATCTAAAAATAGATACAACTACACAAGCCCCAGTTGTAGGCGAAATAGCCTGTGGTAGCCCAATATTGGCTATAGAGAATATAGAAGCTGTCGTAAATCTACCAGAGTTTTTGTTTGGAAAAGGCGAGTTTCGAGTTTACAAAGCCAAAGGCGATAGTATGATAGGAATCGGCATCTATGATGGGGATTGGATCGTGGCTAAACCTACAAGCACAGCAAAAGATGGAGATGTAGTAGTAGCAATCGTAGAAGATTCAGCAACAGTAAAAACCTATCGCAAAAACAAAGGAAAAATAATTCTGCACCCAGAAAATCCAGATTTCAAAGACATCGTGGTAGATGAGTGCTTAATACAAGGAATAGTTAAAAAAGTAATACACAGTGTATAAAGGGAGGGATAAGGAATGTCGCAAACGACAGCAAGTCAAAAAAAGTTATATTGCCCATTATGTGGCAGATGCATTGGCGAAGATGAGTCAGAAGAAACGACTGATGTTAAAGTTTTACTCAAAAGACTCCGAAATACCAAAACAAAAATTTATACAATACACTCACAGAATTGTGTAAGATGTGGAAAACGACTATACATAACTACTGAACAAGATAGGGTTGAGCAAGTAGCCAGCCTATAAATAAAATAGCGAACCTTTGCGTTCCATAAAATAATAGAATATAAAACATAGCGAACCTAGCGTTCCAGATATTCAAAAAAGAACAGAATTTCTGACCTAGGTTTTTTTATGCCCAAAATTTGCCCAGGTGGAGAAATCTGCCTGGGCTTTTTTCGTTTCAAAAAAAAATTAAAAAAATTTAAAAAAGTTGTCATTTAAATTTAGTCCTGCCCAAATGGTGGGCAAGTTAGTTTGCTAAATTAAGGGTGTCAAAACAAGAAAAGGAGGTGAGATAGCGAATGGATTTGAGATCGTCAAGCATAACAGCTGACATTCTAAACTTCATATCAGATGGTAAAAGACATACTTACCAAGAAATTGCTGATGAAGTAGAAGTCGGATACAACACAGTTCGTAGACACATCGCATCATTATCATATCGCTATCCCATCGAGGTTTCGTGTGGAGGCAAAGAAAAAGGTGGTGGAGTTTACTTGGATAAGAGCTACCTATATCAAGGAAAAGCAAGATCAAGAGATGAACTGCAAATCATCAGCCAAGCACTTGAATTATTGCAGAAATCAGGTTGCGATGTTGATCAAAAATTATTGGCTTCGTTAATCCAAGAATACAAACTACCAGAAAAGACAGGAGAAATAGCACAATGAAAATTAAAAGAAACAAGTTGCTAAAGTACCTACAAAGAATAGGAATAAGTGAAAGAGAGTTCCTAGACTCATTGAAATTGAGCCTGGACCAACACATCAACTATTCATTAGGTGGCAACACACTAGATGAAGAAAGTTCTAGAAAGTTCCTAAATGCAATAGGAGCAGACCATGCAATAGAACTTATTGACTGGGAGGCAATGAACATTGCAAGACCAAGAAACGAATACATTTTTGCATATGCCAATTAAGGTAAAACCATATAAACACCAATTAGAAGCTTTCAAGTTCGCATTGGAAGTAATGGGGTGCTTATGAGCAAAATCCTAATACCATGTGATGGGTGTGGGGTAATATTCGCAAAGCCAAAGTGCAGGATACACAAAGTTAATTTTTGTTGTCGCAAATGCATGGATAACTATAACTCCAAAAGGTTCACAACCTACAACGAAAATGAAAACCCAATGAATGCCAAAGGTAGAACAATAGAGCAACGATTCGCAATGAGAAAAAGAAGAATCCTAGCAAAGGATAGAGTTGGTAAAGAAGCTCAAACCTACAACAGACAATTGGGAGAATTGGAGCATAGAAAGATCATGCGCCTAAAACTTGGTAGACCACTAGAAGAAAGTGAAGTAGTCCATCACAAAGATGGAAACCCACACAACAACAAACCCAGCAATCTGCAAGTAATGACTCGTAGTGAGCATACAAGACTCCACATAAGAGAATATTGGAGAAATAAGCATGCCAGTGAGTAAATCAGTTGCAATTTTAGCAGAGATGGGAACAGGTAAGACACTCATAAGCATTGGGATTGCAGGACACCTTTATTTGAAGAATGAAATCAATAAATTGCTGATCGTAGCACCATTATCCATAACAAAAGTTTGGGAAGAAGAGTTTGCAAAGTTTGCAGATTTTGACTACCAAATAAAAGTCTTGGAAGGTACTGCCTACAAAAAAGCAGAGATGCTACGAAACCTATTCGGAAACAAACTTCAAGTCGCAGTAGTCAACTACGAGTCGTGTTGGAGAATGGAGAAAGAGATTGCTGACTGGAAACCAGACATGATTATTTGTGATGAATCTAGCAAGATAAAGAACCCACAGGCAAAGCAGTCAAAAGCACTGCACAGATTGGGTAAGAAAAGTAAGCACAACATAATTCTAACAGGCACACCAGTGACAAATAATCCCTTGGATTTTTTCTCGCAATACAAGTTCCTAGATGAAGACATCTTCGGTGGAAGTTACTACGCATTTAGGTCAAAATACGCGATTATGGGTGGCTATGGAAACTATCAAGTAGTTGGTTATAAGAACCTACAAGAATTGACAGAGAAAGCACATAAAGTCGCATTCCGAATAACAAAGAAAGAAGCTTTGGATTTGCCAGAGCAAGTGGACACAAATAGGTATATAGAACTCGAACCAAAGGCAAGGGCTACCTACAATCAAGTAGAAAAAGAAAGCTATGCTGAACTAGACAGTGGGGAACTATCAACACCTAATGTCCTAACCAAATTATTGAGATTATCACAGATAACAGGTGGATATGTAAAGAATGAATTCAGCGACATAGCAGAACAAGTATCCAGTGCGAAATTAAAAGAACTTGAAGACATTGTTGAGCAATGCATGGAGGCCAACAAGAAGCTCGTGGTGTTCGCAAGGTTTATACCTGAAATAGATGCAATAGCAAAAATGTTAAGAACAAAGAAAATTAAATATTCAATGATTCGTGGCGATGTAAAAGATCGAGCAAGCGAAGTGGACAAGTTCCAGAATGATGATGAAACAAAGGTGTTTATAGGACAACTACAAACAACAGGAATGGGGCTGACACTAACAGCAGCCGACACAGCAGTGTTCTACTCATTATCATACAACTTTGCTGACTATGAGCAAGCAAAGGCAAGGATACACAGAATAGGACAGAAAAATACATGTACCTACATACACCTAGTAGCAAAAAACTCAATTGATGAGAAAGTGCTAGAAGCATTATCAAAAAAGAAAAACATAGCAGACTTGGTGGTTGATAACTGGCGAAGTCTGTTCAATAAGTAGGAGATATACATGGAAAATAACGAATTATTCACATTGTCAGACAAATACCTTGAAACAAGGGAAAAGAAACAAGTCCTTGAGCAAGAGTTAAAGGATGTTTCAAAGTTGCTTGAACAAATCGAACTAGAACTAATTGACAGAATGACAGACAGCGAAATTGATAGTTTCAAAAGAAATGGCGTGTTGTTCTCAATGGTAAGTAGAGAATTTGAATCAGCAAACCCAGAAACAAAAGAAGAATTGTATAAACGATTTAAGGATCGTGGATACGAAAACCTATTCACAATCAATGCCAACACATTAAGTGGCTTTGTTAAAGAAAGTAAGAAAGAGAACGATGGAGTGTTGCCAGATTGGATGGAAGGTTTAATCAACACATTTGAGAAACAAAGTATCAGAGTTAAAAGAAATTAGGAGATAGAGAAGTTATGAGTAACGAAATCGTAAAGAAAGAAGAACAATTTGTGGCTAACACAAACATGGATGACCTACAAGATGAACTTGCAGGAATGAGCATCACATTTGACAAAATCAAAGTGCCAAGTGGTGGCGGATTAGCATTTGAAGTGCCTGGAATCAATCCAGATGAACCAGACCTACAAAAAGAGATTAAGGCAGTAATACTTTATCACCACCCAATGCTTTCATACTACAAAGAAAAATACACTGGTGGTAGCGAAGCACCAGATTGCTCATCAATTGATGGCATCACAGGTGTAGAAAGAGAAACAGGGGAAATGAAGCTTTGCAAAGACTGCCCATACAATCAATTTGATAGTGGCGAAAATGGTGGCAAGGCTTGTAAGACTCGCAGAAGAATTTTCATCTTGAGAGAAGGTAAAGCATTCCCAACAATCCTTTCATTGCCAACAGCAAGTATGAAAGAGTTTCAAATGTACATTAGAAACTTGATAGAAAGCCATAGAAAATCAAATCAAGTAGTAACAAAGTTTACTTTGAAAAAAGAAACAAACAAGACAGGCATCACATACAGCAAAGTTGTGCTTTCGTTTGAAAGAGATTTGACCGATGCAGAAAAAGAAAACATCAGCAAGATGTCAGAACAAACAAAGAGTATTGCAAAGAACCTACAAGAAACTAGCGACACAGAATAACAGAAAAATCGCAAAAATGGAGAAATAAATGAATAATTTTGAAGAATACAAGCATTTTGCAGAAGATTTCCTTGAAAGGTATGTTGGTGTACCTACAACTCGCAACTTCAAATGCTTAAACCCAATGCACAATGATGACAACCCAAGCATGGGGTACGATAAGAGCAATCATAGGGCTCATTGCTTTGGCTGTGATGCTTCCTACGACATTTTTGACCTTGTGGGTATTTACTTTGGGATCGATGACAAAAGCGAACAATTCAAGAAAGTTCAAAGTCTTTATGGTGGGGGTAGCACTTCGCTACCTTCAACCACAAAGAAAAAAGTGCAAAAAGTAGAGAAAAAGATTGAAAACATAAAGCAATACATAGAAAATTGCAAAATAAATGTTTTCAAAACTGACTACTTCGCAAAGAGAGGGTTGTCAGCAGATACGATAGAAAGATGCAATCTAGGATACGATGAAAAAGAAGATGCAGTCGTTATTCCATACTCAAAAGCAATGGACTACTTCCAACGAAGGTCGGTCAAGGAAAAGAGATTCTATAAGCCAAAGACAGAAGATGCAGGGCAAGAACCACTCTACAATGCCCAAGCATTAAGATTGAAAACCAGGAAACCGATTTTTATAGTAGAAAGTCCGATTTGTGCAATGAGCATCATACAGTGTGGCGGAATGGCAGTGGCACTATGTGGCACAGGTCTAGAGAAATTACTAACAAAGATTAGGAGCAAAAAACCACTAGGTTCGTTGGTTATAGCACTAGACAATGATGAAGCTGGGGAACAAGCCACAACAAGACTGATAGGCAAATTAAGGGAATTAGAGGCCAAGTTCCTTGTCTTCAATGTTGCAGGAGAATGCAAAGATCCAAACGAACTATTGATGAAAGAACCTACAAGATTGCAAAAGAATGTTGAGATTGCAATCAAGGAAGCAAAGAAGCTCACAGCATCGAAATTTGATAGCAAGCCACTTGAAGAACTAATGAATACAGAGTTCAAACCAAGAACCTGGCTAGTCAAAGGGCTAATACCAAAAGGGCTAACAGTTCTAGCATCACCATCAAAAGCAGGAAAATCCTGGTTGATGTTGCAATTATCACAGGATGTAGCAGAGGGCAAGGATTTCCTAGATTACCAGACAGTAAAGAGTGAAGTAGAATACTTGGCGCTAGAAGATGATGAGCAAAGAATTGTTGAAAGAACCAAAATACAAAGAAAAGGTAGACCTTTTGAACATGGAGTCCATATCACAACAAAAGCACCTACACTTGATAGAGATTATTTATTGGATGTCCTTGCTGAAAAGCTGGAAGAGAACTCCAAGATTAAAATGTTCATCATAGACACACTGCAAAAGGTAAGAAAGACACAAAAGAGCAAAGATGACAGCAATGCATATGCGACAGATTATGCAGAGTTAGGTTTGCTCAAAGAGTTTGCAGATGATAACGACATAGCAATCGTTGTAGTCCATCACTCAAGAAAAGCAATAGATGAAGTAGATCCATTTGCAAACATTCTCGGTAGCGTAGCCATTCAAGGTGTCGTAGATACAATGATGGTTATTAACAACAGGAAACAAGACCAAGTGATGCTACATGCGAAAGGTCGTGATATAGGATTGATAGCAAAGGTCATAGAACTCGATGACAACAATAAAGGCAAAACATTTAGGTGGTCAGTAGTTGGCACACCTGAAGAACAAGCCATAGCCAGAGAGAAAAGAGAATATGAAAACAATCCTTTGGTAGTAACAATAAAAGAATTGCTACGAAACAATCCTAGTGGGTGGAGTGGCACAGCAACAGACATAATGAATGCAATGTACGATATCACAAAAGAAGTGAAGCTCGTGACATCTGCACAGATTGGCAAAGAACTACAACACCTAACAACAAGGTTGCATCGTGATGGTATTGACTTCACATCAAAGCGAACAGGCGAAAAGAGAGTCCATACCTTTACAAAAGATAAGAAACCAAGTTGGATGAACAGTATGCCATCGTATCAAACCAAGTTTTATGATTAGCCAAAATTCGCGTTAGTTATAAATATAAATTACAAAATAATAATCCGTCATCCTGTCATATCCGTCATAAATGACAGGTGTGACAGTATGACAGATATAAATTATTCGTGCGTGTGCGTACACGCGAAGGAGAGCCGATGAAAGAAAAAGAAGTAGTAGATTCTATTAAAGAATACCTACAAACAATTCCTAACCTTTTTTTCTGGAAAGAACATGGAGGACAATTCGGCACAGCAGGGATTCCAGATTTGATAGTGTGTTATAAAGGAAGATTTATTGCACTAGAAGTGAAAAGACCTGGTGGTAAACCTACATTATTGCAAAAGATCACACTAAATAAAATAGAAAAAGCAAAGGGAATTGCAAAGATAGTGACTTCAGTAGAACAAGTCAAAGCAATTATTGAAAATTTATAGGAGAAAGAGATGGAGCATTTACTTCATAAAGTTAATATAACAGAAGAAGCTGAATTTGACATTGAGTGCATGAATGCTCTGTCAATATTCGACAAACAACAAACAAAAGAAGAGTTAGAGTTTTATATAACCAGAGCAAAGAAACTACATAATAAACATTATTTCAGATTAAAGGACATACTTGGAGATACCGAAATTATGTACTTCATAAAGAAAGGAAATAAATTTGGAGTGATGCAAGTATGGAATGTGGTAGGAATATGCGAATCACAATATTGGGATGAAAAAATGGAAGAGTGTGGAATTATACGAGGTTGGTATGAAACGAAGCTCAACCCACCAAAAGATGAAAAGGACTGGGTTGAAGAATTGCGAGAAAGAGAACTGCTAGAAGAAAGAGAAAGAAAATTGGAAGAGGAGTATCAAAAGAAATATGAACGATTATTCGGTTATTGATTTATTAGAAAACTACAAGTTAAACCAAAGCAAACTGCTAATATTGAACAGCAAACAAACTGAAAACAAGGAACTGGTTGATCTAAAAGAAAAAGTCGAAAGATTGAACTTCTGCATAAATTGTTTGCCAGATGAAGAAAAAGAAGTAATAAAACAAATCTATGTTAATGGATTATCATTCAGAAAAACAGGAAAAATGCTAATGATGTCAAGAACAACAGTGTATAGAAAGATAAAAAAAGCAGTAGAAATGCTTGAAGAATTGGTAAAAACGATGGAAAAATAAAAAAAAGTGACAAAACGAGCAATCTTGATGACAATTTGAAACAAAAGTGTACAATTTTTACCCCAATAATATAAGTGAGAGCAAAAAACAGCGGAGGGGAAAATGCCATACAGTCCAAAGAAGCCTTGCAGACATCCAGGATGTCCAGAACTAACACACGAAACATTCTGCGAAAAGCATAAGAAAGAAAGCAATAAGATTTATAACCTATACCAAAGGGATGAATTGAGCAGAACATTTTATAGGACACAACAATGGCAAAAGGTAAGAAAGGTAAAACTCCAACAATCGCCATTCTGTGAAGAGTGTAAAAGAAATGGAACAATGGTGGTAGGCAAGATCGTGGATCACATAATACCGATTAAACAAGGTGGTGCTCCATATGACTTGGACAACCTACAAACTCTATGTTGGTCATGCCATAGTAGGAAATCAATAGAAGAAGGTAGTCGCTTCGGTGTACAAACCAGACAGCGAAAACATTAAAAAGAAAAACTTCTGGGCAGAGAACAAATGGAACATACCAGAGATAAGTGGGGTTCAAGAGTTCGACCAAACAATAGAGTTTATAGGGTTCAACTATGCTAAAACATTCCAAAGGGAGAAAAAGACAGAGTATGGCATTCACTTCTTCCTAGATGACTACCAGTTCAACCGAATATGGAACAACCCAGACAAATACATAGAATTATTAAAGGAATTCAAGTGTGTTTTGAGTCCAGATTTTAGTATGTACACCGACTATCCAAAAGCAATGCAAATGTGGAAACACTACCAAAAGCATTGGGTGGGTGCATATCTAGAAACAAAAGGAATAAAGGTAATACCAACAATCGGTTGGAGTGATGAAGAAAGCTTCAAGTGGTGCTTTGATGGAGAACCAAGAAAATCAATTGTAGCAGTGAGTTCAATAGGAACACAAAGATACGAAGAAAGTAGAGTTTTGTTCCTTAAAGGGTTCAAAAAGATGGTTCAAAAACTAGAACCTACAAAAGTGTTATTCTGGGGAAATATTCCAGAAGAATTGAAGAACGAAAAGAACATAATTCACATGGGATACATAATGGATGAAAAGTTCAAATTAATGAGAAAAACTTCGGAATAACCCTGGACTTTAACAATCGTTTGCGGTATGTTTTGTGTTGTATAAAGGGAGAAAAATATGACAGAAAAACAAATCGAAAAAATGGAAAAAGAACTCATAAAAAAATACACAAAAGAAGTAATCATCGAATACAAAGAAAAATACGATGAAGCTGAAACATTGATAATACTAGGAAGCGAAGTTGAAGACAAAAAAGGTCTAAAACAAGCAGAAAAAGAATACTACAATGAAGCTGAAGAAATGCTAGCAGAAATACCAGAAGATTATAAACAATTTAGAGAAATGCTAGCAGAATTATATTAAAGGGAGAAATAACATGGGCGGAAGAGGTGGATCAAGTGTTCAATCAAGGGAAATGCACCCAGAGTATGCAAGAGCAGTTGAATCAGCAAAAGTAAAGATAAAAGCCGAAGAAAAAGAAGCAAAAGGAAGAACACAAAGAATTGCTAATTCTATAAAGGCACAAAATGAAGGCATAAAAAAATATGCCAAACAGAATGTTGAATGGAAAAAGAAAGTTCAAGAATCTGCAAGGCTTGCACAACAAGGGAAATTTGAAGAATCCAACAAAGCCTATGCAGAAGGAAGAAAAATATACGAATCAATACCAAAAGATTTTAGAAAGGAATAGGAGAATAAAATGGGCGGTAGAGGTGGAAGTTCAATAACTTCAAAAGAAGAATCAAGACAAAGAGCAGAGAATGTTCTACAAGCAATGAGAGATGCTGGAATGAAACCAGTCAAGTCAGTCGCTGAAACAGAACAAATACTAAAAAACCTAGATAAGAAACAAGCAACATTCGAAATACAAAGAAAAGCTAGGATAAAACAAGCCAATCGTGAAAGAGCAAGAAAGCAAGCAGAACAAAAGAAATACTCATCACAGAATGACCAAGTAAGACAAACAATGAATCAAGCAACTAGACTGGCAACATCAGGCAACTATAAAGAAGCTGAAAAGTTGATCAAGCAAGCCGACAAGTTAAACGATGGAATACCAAGTCAAAATAGATTATGGAATACAAAAACCACACCAAAGAAAATTGATTTGAGTTTTCTAAAATAAAAAAACCTATGGCACCAGAACACGAAGTTCTCCATAGGTCAGTTAGAGGGAGAGGGTCCCAATGCCCAGCCGATTTCTAACACTACTATTATAACAATTATAAAAAAATAAGTCAATAGGTAGTGGCACCAGGGGCGGTCAAATCTCTACAACTTTCAACTTGAAGAGCGGGGCGGCAGTCGCACAGAAAAAGTCGCAAAATCAAAAATCAAAATAAAAATCGCAAAAACATAGCAAAAACCCTTAAAAATGCTATGTTTTTTATTGATTTGATAATTTTTTGTTTGAAATAAAAATCAAAAAAAATCAAAAAAAGAGTGATAGGAGGACCTACCACTCGTAAATTTTGGAGCTGATGACGGGACTTGAACCCGTGACCTCTGCCTTACCAAGGCAGTGCGCTACCGACTGTGCCACATCAGCAGACTTAATTATTATAGCATAACTGAAAATAAAAAGCAATGAATACACAATAATTGGAGGGAAAATTATGCCAAGTGGTGGTTATAGACCAGGAGCAGGAAGACCAAAAAAACCAGTAAGTGAAAAGTTATTGGATGGAAACCCTGGCAAAAGACCGATTGAGGTTTTAGATTTTGAAGATTGTGAAGAGTTGAGTAAAGAGCCACCAAAATGGCTATCAAGGAAGGGAAAACAGGTTTATACAACCATAGTAGAATGGTTGGAAAAAATAGGTTGCACCAAAGGAATACTACCAGGAACAATAGAAGAATATGCACATTGCAAGGCTAGATGGCTAGAAGCTGAAGAAACACTAAATAATGTTGGTTTATTGGTAAAGGATAAAAATGGAAATCCAACAGCCAATCCTTACATTCAATTTTCACAACAATACTTAAAAATGACAAATGATGTTTGGGCTAGAATCTACCAAGTAGTAAGAGAAACCAAACTAAAAGAAATAGATGATAACTCACCAAATGATGATGTAATGGAGAGCATACTAGGAGGGAAACGATGATAAGAGTTATAGAGTTATTCTCTGGCATAGGCTCACAAACCCAAGCGTTAAAGAACATCGGTGTTGATCACGAAGTAATCGCAGTGTCGGATAACGATGAGCAAGCAGATAAATCATACCGAATACTACACAATCCAAATGTAAACAATCTAGGCGACATAACAAAAATAGAAGCTTTGCCAGATGCTGACCTTTGGACTTATTCGTTCCCTTGCCAAGACATTTCAGTTGCAGGATTGCAAAGGGGCTTTGAGCAAGGTAGTGGCACCAGGTCAGGGTTACTTTGGGAAGTAGAAAGACTGCTACTAAAAGCACAGGAACAAGGCACAATGCCGAAATACCTATTGCTAGAAAATGTAAAGAATATCATAGGTAAGAAATTCAAGGACAACTACGATAAGTGGGTGTCCTTTTTAAGTGGTCTAGGATACACAACATACACAAAAGTGCTTAATGCAAAAGACTATGGAATACCACAGAACAGAGAAAGGGTGTTCGGTGTTTCAATACTTGGGGAACATAAGCCATTTGAGTTCCCAGAGAAAATGCCACTTAATATAAGATTAAAGGATATGCTAGAAGAAGATGTAGATGAAAGATACTACCTGAAAGCATCAACCATAATCAGCATACTCAACACCACTTTCAATCAAAGAAAAGGTTTGCTACATGGCGACCAAGACATTTGTGCAACATTATGTGCAAGGGATTATCACGAACCGAAGCTCATAGCAGTAGGCAAATTAGAGGGTGGCGTTTGGGATAAGAGATACAACCAAATAAGACAGGTGTTCGATCCAGATGGTTTGAGTCCAACAATAATGGCAGGTGGAGGTGGTGGAACTGAAACAAAGATAATAGCCATTAAAGGTAGAGAGGCTGGCAAGCCAAACAAACTCATTTGTCGTGGATATAAGAAATTCACAGATAAACATGGATACATACCCGAACTATTCAATCCATATCATAGCAAAGAGATAGGCGACATAGCACCAACACAAACAACGAATTGTGGAATGGACACAGCAAGTGCATCAGTTCTAAAAGCAGAGTTGCACGAAACCGATGAATACTTGCGAATAAGGAAGCTAACACCAACCGAATGTTGGAGATTGATGGGTTGGAAGGATGAGCAAATTGATAAGATAAAGGCAAGCAAGATGAGTAATACTCAAATGTACAAGCAAGCAGGGAATGGCATAGTAGTCAATGTGCTAGAAGAAATTTTCAAAAAATTGTTAAAAACCGATACAAATTCATAAAAGGTATGCTATAATGAAAGCATCCATAAAGAGTGCGTGAGTGACAGCCACTATGACCGCACAGCAACCTGGCATAAAGTTAAGGTGCTAAAGGCTGACCGATGGTCAATCCTATATTCGATATTAGAGTCCATCGGTAACGATGGGCTTTTTCTATGGCTTTTTATGGAAATATAAAATCAGATAGGAGAAAAAGAATGATTAAAGTAGTAACAAGTGAGAGTGTCAATTGTGGACACCCAGACAAAACCTGCGACATAATCGCAGATGCTTTCTTGGATGAAGCATTAAAGCAAGATCCAAACAGCCAAATGGCAGTAGAGTGTGCCATAAAAAATGACAAATTATTTATTTATGGGGAAGCAACTACAAAAGCAAACATTGACTATGATAGCATAGCAAAAGAAGTCCTTAAAGACATAGGATACAAAAACGAGTTCACAATTATAAAAGAGTTGAGTGAACAAAGTCCAGACATCAACCAAGCAGTTGTGAAAGAGAAGCTTTGCGCCAACGATCAAGGAATGGTGTATGGTTATGCAACAGCTGAAACAGAAGAGTATATGCCATTGCCAATCATAATGGCTCATAAACTAATGAAACAGTATGATAATTTTAGAAGAAAGAACGACAAATACTTTGCAGATGCAAAAAGCCAAGTGTCAATTGTATACGATGGCAAAGAACCAAAGAGCATCGCAACAATTCTAGTAAGTGCATCGCACGATGCAAGCCTTACAAAAGAGCAAATACGAGATACAATTGCAGAAGAAGTAATTGCACCAGTGCTAGTACAATATGCACACCTAATTGCAGAAGACACACAAATCATAGTAAACCCAAGTGGTAAGTTTACAATATGGGGAAGCTTTGGAGATAGTGGCTGTGTTGGTAGAAAAATCGTAGTTGACACCTATGGTGGTGTTGGCCGAGTGGGTGGAGGTTGTTTCTCAAGCAAGAATGCAACCAAAGTAGATAGGTCAGCAGCATACTACGCAAGGTATGTAGCAAAGAACATCGTAGCACATGGCTTGGCAAAAGAATGCGAAATCCAAGTAGCATATGCAATCGGTTTGGAATCACCAGTGTCAATCTGCATTGATTGCTTTGGAACTAACACCAAAGAACTCAAAGAAATCGCAAGGTATGTTGATGAGAACTTTGATTTCAGACCACATAATATTATACAGGAACTAGGACTCCTAGAACCAATATTCAAACAAACAGCGTGCTATGGACACTTTGGTAGACCAGAGTTTCCATGGGAACAAATTAAGGATTAAAAATCATCTAAGGCATAGGCAAGACCTATGCTGAAATTAAAAAAGCGATAATGGGTTGTTGATTAGACATTATCAAATAATAAGGCAAGAAAAGGAATTCATAAGAGTTCCTTTTTTCTATGCCAAAATGGAGAAAGTATGCAGATTAAAAAATTAAAAGTAGAAGATTTGAAACCTGCTGATTATAACCCAAGAAAGAAACTGAAACCTGGCGACAAAGAGTTTGAGAAACTAAAAAATAGCATTGAAGAATTCGGCTATGTAGAGCCAATAATCCTAAATACTAGAACTAACACAGTAGTAGGTGGACACCAACGATTGGAAGTAATGAAACACTTGGGATATACCGAAGTAGATTGTGTGATAGTAGATCTAGATGAAAAGAAAGAAAAAGCATTGAACATCGCACTAAACAAGATTAGTGGCGAATGGGATAATGATTTGTTAACAGACCTACTAAAAGAACTAGACCAAGAAGGAATGGCAAGTCTCACAGGATTTGAAACAAGCGAACTTGATGAGTTATTCGCAGGAACAGAATACAATGTAAGCGAAGACAACTTTGATGTTGGCGAAGCACTAGAAGAAATAGATAACAAGCCATATACACAAAATGGCGACATCTGGCACATAGGAAAACACAAACTACTATGTGGAGATAGCACAGACCTGGACACAGTAGAAAGATTGTTTGCAGACAATGAGCAAGCAAGCCTAATCGTAACCGATCCACCATATAACATTGACTATGGTAATAGCGAACAGGATAGAGCAAAGGCTCGTGGCAAGATTATGGAGAACAGGAGCATCCTAAACGACAACATGGATGATGAATCGTTCTACAAGTTTCTATTCAAGTTTTACGAAACAGCATATGCAGTCATAAAGGGTGGGGGAGCAATCTATGTGTTCCATAGCACAAAAGAATCAGTAAACTTCATAGAAGCTATGAAAGATGCAGGGTTCAAGATCTCACAAACACTGGTTTGGGCAAAAGACCACTTCACATTAGGTCGCAACGATTATCAGTGGCAACATGAACCAATCTTATATGGTTGGAAGGTAGAAGATGGTAAGCCACACTACTTTATACATGATAGGACTCTAGCAACAGTGTTAGAACAGCCACTTGATATTGGAAAAATGAAGAAAGAAGAGTTGGTGGATTTGCTAAACAAGATACTTGAAAACTACCCAAGTGATGTAGTAAGAGATGCAAAACCATTGAGAAATGCAGAGCATCCAACAATGAAACCAATAACACTTTGTGGCAAGTTAATAAGAAACAGCAGTAGAGAAAGAGAAATCGTGTTTGATGCATTTGCAGGTAGTGGCTCAACACTAATGGCTTGTGAACAATTAAACAGAATATCATACAACACAGAGTTGAGTGAGAACTACTGCGATGTTATAGTAAAACGATTTGTTAAGGCATTTGGAGATGCTGAAATCTACCTTGAAAGAGGTGGAAAACAAATACTATTCAAGGACACAAAATTGTTTGAAAAATAGCGGTTTTTTTTCGCATAAACCCTGGACTTTGCCGAACCTTTGCGGTATTGTTTGTCATGAAAATAGGAGGAAATAATGGACACAAAAGCAGAAGAAAAAGCAGTTGTGGTGGCAATCCTAAATGATGAACAAGTCGCATTCATAACTCGCAAATCATATGCATCAGCATTAGAAGGCTACATTGAAGACATGGTAATAGAATACCGAGATAACCCACCACCACAATCACTAAAAGATTTTATAATCGAGTGTGTGAGTTGCCTAGAAGATGAACACATAGAGGTTATAGGAAAAATCAAAAGAATAGTGAAACATGTGTATGTCTAGGAGGGAAAAATGAAAAATCAACAAATTATGATTTTAGAATTTGATGGTGTTCAAAGATACTTTATAATCAATGGAAAATATGCACCAGAAATAAGAGAAACAGTAAGAAGACTCATAGATGGGTTCTATGAGAATCAAGACAACAGATACAAAAAACTAATAGACTACATATCAACAGCACTACACGAAATATACCAAAATGGGGAAATAGATGACCATCCACCAACAATCATAATAAAGGCAGGATCACACAAATGGTAAGAAAACCTATAATGTACATTGATATAACAGGTCCAGATGGAAACATCTACTTCATACTTGGTAAAGTAAGCGACATAATGAAGAAAGCAAGAAGAATCACCGAGTTCAACAATTTGAGAGATCAAGTCTACCAAGGAACATACTTCCAAGCATTATACAGAATAAGCAAGGTAATAACTTTGGTAGATACAAGCGAAGCTCAAAAACTAGCAGGATTTATAGAAAAAGGTAGAAGAGAGTGTAGAGAGGTGGAAGATGCATAGAAAAAGGGGATTTTATACAACCAGGGAAATAAACATAGCAATGAAAAAGAACCCAGACTTTGCAGTAGAATTGCTGAATGCAACAATGAGATACTGCAATCAAGATTGGGGCGATTTATGTGATGAAGATAAGGCACTAAACAACAAAGCCTTGATCACAAAAGATAGAGTCCTAGCAGCATATAACACAACAGAGGGCAAAGTTTATATAATCACAGATGCAGGACACAAAGTAACAACAATATTATTCGCTAGCGAATACTAAAATACAAGATTAAAGGAAGGACAAAAATGCCTTCCTTTTTCATTTGCAAGGGGTTTGAGAAGTGAACGAAATTGAACAAAAAGGTCAAGCACTAGCAGACAGAGCAGTCGCCTTTATCAATTCCCTAAAACATACCAAGGGAGTTTGGTATGGCAAAAACTTTGAACTACTGCCTTGGCAAGATAAGATAGTAAGAGATTTATTTGGAACATTAAAACCAAATGGATATAGACAATACAACACAGCATACATTGAGATTCCAAAGAAACAAGGTAAAAGTGAATTGGCAGCAGCAATAGCACTATACCTAACCTGTGGAGATGGAGAATATGGTGCGGAAGTCTATGGTTGTGCTGCCGACAGGCAACAAGCATCAATCGTATTTGATGTAGCAGTAGAAATGATAAATCAGTGTCCAGCATTGAAGAAACGATGCAAGATACTAGCAAGCCAAAAGAGAATAGTATACTTACCATTAAAGTCATTCTACCAAGTGCTATCAGCTGAATCATACACAAAACATGGACTGAATGTTCATGGTGTAATTTTTGATGAGTTACACGCACAACCCAATAGAGCATTATACGATGTTATGCTTACAGGTTCTGGAGATGCCAGAAAGCAACCATTGTATTTTTTGATCACAACAGCAGGAACAGATAGAAATAGCATTTGCTATGAAGTCCACCAAAAAGCAAAAGATGTAATGAGTGGCAAAAGACACGATGCAACATTCTATCCTGTAATTTATGGAATAGAAGATGATGATGACTGGACTGATGAAAAGAACTGGTACAAGGCAAATCCAAGCCTGGATATAACAGTAGACATAGATAAGATTAGAGCAGCATTCAACAATGCAAAAGAGAACCCAGCTGAAGAAAACCTATTCAGACAATTAAGGCTGAACCAATGGGTAAAACAATCAATTAGATGGATGCCAATGGATAAGTGGTCAATGTGTTCATATCCAGTAGATAAGGAACGATTGAAAGGTAGAGTTTGCTATGGTGGGCTAGACCTATCAAGCACTACCGATATCACAGCATTCGTGCTAGTGTTCCCACCAGAAGATGAAGATGGTAAGTATGAAATACTACCATTTTTTTGGTTGCCAGAAGAAACACTTGATCTACGAGTTAGGCGCGACCATGTACCATACGACACCTGGAAAGCAAAAGGCTTGATAATGACAACAGAGGGAAATGTTGTTCACTATGGATTTATTGAGAAATTCATTGAAGAACTTGGAACTCAATATAACATTAGAGAAATCGCATATGATAGATGGGGTGCGGTTCAAATGGTACAAAATCTGGAAGGCATGGGTTTCACGATTGTGCCTTTCGGTCAAGGATACAAAGACATGAGTCCACCAACAAAGGAACTAATGAAGCTTGTGCTTGAGAAAAAGATAGCACATGGTGGAAATGAAGTGCTGGAATGGATGGTTGATAACATTTTCATAAAGACAGATCCAGCAGGAAACATAAAGCCAGACAAAGAGAAATCAACCGAAAAGATTGATGGAGCAATAGCAATGATAATGGCTTTGGATAGAGCAATAAGACATGGAGGCCAACAAGATAGTGTCTACAATGAAAGGGGAATAATTGTTTTATAGGTTTTCACTGGACTTAATCAAAACGATTCAGTAATGTTTGTTGTGGGAGGTGCATATGGCAAAAAAGATAATTTGCAACAAGATTCAATGTCGGAAATGCAAAGACATAATAGAGTCAGAAACAGAACACGATTTTAAGTTCTGTAAATGTGGTGCGGTTGCCGTAGATGGTGGAAAAGACTATCTTCGTAGAGTTGGCTATCCAGAAGACATAATTGAATTATCAGTTGTAGTAGAAGAAAAGTAACAATTTAATAATTGAAAAGAAAGCACTTGAGTAATCAAGTGTTTTTTTGTCGAAAAAGTAGGAGCAGAAATGGGATTATTCAGTAGAAAGAAAAAGGAAGAACGAAACATAGACCAGAAGACTGCTGACTTTATAAAAGGACTAGACATTGACACAGGTCAAATGAGCAATAGTGGTGTCGAAGTAGATGAAGACACAGCCCTAAAAATTTCAGCAGTTTATGCATGTGTAAAAGTGATAAGCGAAACAATTGCAAGCCTACCATTAAACCTATTAAAAGAACTAACTAATGGAGATAGCGAAAAAGCGAAGCAACATCCTTTATATACATTATTAAAGGACTCACCAAATAGCGAAATGACAAGTTTTACATTTAGAGAAATGCAAATGACAAACTTGCTGCTTTGGGGAAATGCTTATTCGTTGATCAAGAGAAATAAGTTAGGGCAAATAGTAGAGTTATACCCACTTAAAAGCAAGAACATGAAAGTGGAACGAGATGCAGTAAGCAACAATATCAAATATACATACACAAACAATAAAGGTCTAACAAAAACATACTCACCAAAACAGATACTCCATATACCAGCATTTACATTTGATGGAGTGCTAGGCGTAAGCCCAATAACCTATGCAAGAGAAGCTATGGGGCTAGCATTAGCAACAGAAGAGTTCGGAGCAAGGTTCTTCGGCAATGGAGCAAGACCTGGTGGAGTATTAGAACACCCTGGAACGATTAAAGATCCAGACAAATTAAGAGAAAGTTGGAATAAGGTCTATCAAGGAACAACTAACTCACATAAGGTGGCGGTTCTAGAAGAAGGTATGAAATACCACGAAATAGGAATGTCGCCAGAAGATAGCCAATTTTTGCAAACAAGGTCATTCCAATTGACTGAAATTTGCAGAATATTCCGAGTCCCTCCTCACATGATTGGGGATTTATCACGAAGCACTTTCAGCAATATTGAGCATCAATCCATCGACTTTGTCGTGCATACAATTCGCCCTTGGTTGGTTCGCTGGGAACAAGCCATCGCAAGGTCATTGTTAACAGATGAAGAGAGAACAATATACTATGCCAAGTTTAATGTAGATGGGTTGATGCGTGGCGATTTTGCTACAAGAATGAATGGATATGCCATAGCAAGACAAAATGGTTGGATGTCGGCTAATGAGATTAGAGCATTAGAAGACATGAACAAGATACCACCAGAACAGGGTGGCGATTTGTATTTGCTAAATGGAAACATGATTTCGGCTGTCGCTGCTGGCAATAGCGGAGGTGTGCAAAATGAAATAAAGGAAGGAGGCAAAAATGACCAAGCAAGCGGAGAAAAACCTGTTTGAGAGAAGAACAATAACCCTAAAAGAATTGCGAGTTGTTGACACAGATTTGGAACCAGGAAACGAACCAGCGATAGAAGGTTATGCATCGGTCTTTGAAAGTTGGAGTGAAGAACTCGGTGGCAATTCACCATTTAGAGAAAGAGTCGTTAAAGGTGCATTTGAAGAAACAATTCAAAAAGATGACATTAGGGCATTATTCAACCACGATCCAAACTATGTGCTTGGTAGGAATGTAGCAGGAACATTAACCCTGGAAGAAGATGACAAGGGCTTAAAAGTGCGAATTATTCCACCAGATACACAATGGGCAAAGGATCTACTTGTAAGCATCAAGCGTGGCGATATAACACAAATGTCATTTGGTTTCACAGTAATACTAGACCGATGGAGTTATGAAGACAACATCGATGTCAGAGAACTACTTAAAGTGAAATTATTTGATGTTTCGCCTGTGACATTCCCAGCATACTCACAGACCGAATGTGGAGTTCGTTCAATGTTTGACATTATGAGAAACCACCAAAAAGAGGTGGAACAAAGCAAAGAATCTAACAAAAGAAAGTTAGAAATGCAAAAACAAAAATTAAAATTTATAGGAGATTAAAAATGAGATCATTAAAAGAAATGAGAGCAAGAAAAAATGATTGCAGATTGAAAGCAATCCAAATCATTGAGAAAGCAGAAAAGGAAGATAGATTCCTTACAGAAGAGGAAAACAAAGAACTTACAAGATTAGAAACCGAAATGAGAAATTGGGAAAAACAAATTGTAAGATTAGAAGTTTTTAAAGGCGACTTTGAAGAAGAGTCAAAAGTAGAAAAGAAAGAAGATGCAGACACAAATAATGACAATGCAGGCGAAGCTGATGAAACAGAAGTAGTCAAAGAAAACCCAGAAAAGAACGAAGAAAGAAAGTTCAGAACATTGGGCGAACAAATGATGGCAGTGTATAGAGCAAGTACACCAGCAGGTAGAATTGATAGAAGATTAACCACCAGAAGTGCTAGCGGTTTGAATGAAACAAATCCAAGCGATGGTGGTTTTTTAGTTCAAAAAGATTTCGTTGCTGACTTGTTAAAGAGAACATACGAAACAGGTATCCTTGCATCAAAAGTTCGTAAAATTCCACTTTCAACAAATGCAAATGGTATCAAAATCAATGCAGTAGATGAAGACTCAAGAGCAAATGGTTCTCGTTGGGGCGGAGTGCAAACCTATTGGGAAAATGAAGCTGACAAAATCACTGGCTCAAAACCAAAATTCAGAACAATGGATTTGTCATTAAAGAAATTGACAGGACTTTGCTATGTAACAGATGAATTATTGCAAGATGCATCAGCACTTGAAAATGTAATTCGTGAAGCATTTGCAGAAGAGTTCGGTTTCAAAATTGATGATGCGATTTTAGCAGGAACAGGTGCAGGACAACCTCTTGGAATCCTTAATGCAGGTTCACTTGTAAAGGTAGAAAAAGAGAAAGACCAAACAGCAATTATCACAGTAGAAAACCTTGTTAAAATGTGGGCAAGATTATGGTCTCGTTCAAGAGCAAATTCAGTATGGTACATCAACCCAGAAATTGAGCCATTGCTTTACACTTTGAGAGTAGGCGATAAACCAGTCTATATCCCAGCAGGTGGCTTGTCAGAAGCTCCATATGGCACATTATTCGGTAGACCAGTAATGCCATTAGAACAATGTTCAGAACTTGGCGAGGTTGGGGATATCATCCTTGCAGACTTCAGTCAATACATCCTTATTGATAAAGGTGGCATCAATGCTACATCATCAATCCATGTTCGTTTCCTTTACGATGAAAATGTATTCCGTTTCATTTACAGAGTAGATGGACAACCAGTTTGGAACAAAGCACTTCAACCATACAAAGGTAGTGCAACAGTATCACCATTCGTAGCATTGGCAAAAAGAAAATAAATTATAGGAGAATAATATGAGTCAATATTTAGAAACAAACAAAATCGAAATCATTGCAGAGCCAGGTTCAAGCCTTGCTTCTGCAATTGAAACAAAAGAAGTAAAACTTGATAACTACCAATCAGCACAAATCGTTATTAGCACTGGCGAAGGCGACACAGCAACAACTAAAGCATCAGTTGTAGCAATTCTCCCAGATGCAACAGAACAAGAAATCAAGAATGAAGAAATCACAATCGGTGGCAACACTGAAAGCAGAATCAATGTAGTAGCAAACGAAATTGCTCACTACGATGCAACAAGCATCAAGATCAAAGTTGATGCAGTAGCAAGCACCACAGTAACATGTGGAATCATTGCATTGCTTGGCGAACCTAGATATGCAGTAGAGAAAGAAGCTAGTGCAGAAATCGTGGATAACACAGAACCAGTGGTAGAAGAGCCAACTGAAACCAACGAAGAAGAATAAAGATAAGGTAGGGCAAGAGTATGCCAACAATTGAAGAAATGAAATTATACTTGGGCATTGATGGGGAGTGGCTAGACTCCCTCCTTGCCGACTTATTAAAACTAGCACAGGGTATCATAGAAAAAGTGCTACGATACCCACTATCCGAACTACAAGAAGTGCCACCAACCATTAAGGAAACAGCCAAGTTCATTGTAAGTGCTTACTACAACAATAGAGAAAACACAAATGCAAGAGAAATAGAAAACTCGGTAGCATTATTGTTATCAGAGTATAGAAAGGTTGGTTTTTAATGGAAAAGAAAGAAAACAAAGACAAAAAAGTGCAGTTTTTCAGCATAAGCACCAAAGTTATAGATGGATATGAAAAAGTTATAAAAACCTATATCCATAGCAAGAAAAGTGGTGGTTTGTGGTGCTATGTGAGAGAATTGTCGGAAAATGAGAGATTTTCAGCAAGAGCAGTTCAAGTAGAAGAAACCACACTATTCAAAGTAGTATACAACCCAAAGATAATAAACGAATTATACTTGGAATTCAAAGGCAAAACATACGATATAGTTTCAATCGATGGTTTTGAAAATAACAAGAGTGACTTGGTAATTAGAGCAAATGAAATACTAGCGCCAAGTTTTGATGAGGTGCGATATGAGAACTATTAAGGCAAGAAAGGTATGTAGAACCGAAGTGATAAAACTACTAAAAAGCATTGATCTAGTGGAGGGCATTTCACTAACAGATGCAGAAATAGAAAAAGCAACAAAAACATTGTTTTGGCATGGTGTTTTGAGAAACCAAAAGGCAAGAAATAAGACAACCTATGTGTCGTATTATTTCCCAAGTTTTGAAAGCAAAATCAATGCAGATAATGATGACTTCCTTCGTGAAGTAATGGTTGCAATTGATGTCTTCAGCAAAAGAAGCTTTGACAGTAAAGACAATTTGGACTTGCTAGAAAAGATAGAAGACACATTCAAGGATAATGGCTTTGAGGTTGAGTTCGCAGATGAGATCTACGAAAACGAAACCTCATTGTTTCACTATCCACTAACATTATACAAAATTTATTAGAGGGAGAGAAAAATGGCAAATGAGACAGTAAATGTTTCCCAATTATATGAAACAGGAAACAAAAAGTTTTTTGCAGCAACACTTAACCCAGATGGAACATTTGGAGAAAAACAATACCATCAAGGTTTGATGGAAGTAAGCATTGAATTCAAATCAGAAACAACCGAAATCAATGCAGATGATGATGTTTCATTTATTAGATTAAACACCCAAGTAACAGGCGAAGGCACAATCAAATTCGCAGTGCTACCATTCAATGTTTACTCAAAGTTTTTTGATGTAAAAATCGACAAAAATGGTGCTGTGATCATTAAGAGTAAAACCAAGAGCAAAGAACTTGCATTTGGTTATTATTCAAGTGTCGGAGATGGCAGCGAATCAATGTTCACTATGTACAGGGCAGTGTTCCAATTGCCAACATTATCAAGCATTAGTTTTGATGGTAAGACAATTAGAAACCTAACACTCAATGTAAAGGTGTACCCACATGAATACATCAATACAGAGAATGAACCTGACAAAGTAACATACACAATACTAAACAGTAATCTCAATAAGGACATTTGGGCAAAAGTGCAAGATGCAATTTATATTCCAGATAGCACAGTAGGAGCATAATAATGAAACAATATGGATTGATAAAGACCATTAAAACAGAAGATGGCGAAGAAATTAAACTATGTGGAAATGCTTTCACATTCATACTTTACAAGAGTTATTTCGGCAAAGATTTGCTGAACGATATCATAAGTTTTGCAAAGAAGAACTCTAACAAAACAACATTAGAGAAATTAAAGGAATACAACATTGAAAGTATAGAAGACCTTGAGAAGCTTGAAGATAAAGAGGCCAATGAAGTGCTTTCCACAATGGAAGGCTATGAGTTTGACTGCGAATTTATCCTAAACTTCATAGCATCGCTTATAGCAACAGCACAATATCCAAATAAAATGGATGTTGGCGAATTGATTATGAGTATTCCTCCTTATGTGATCACCGATAAGAGCATCATAAGTGAATTGCTTGACTTTTTCTCATTATTTATTGCTCAAAAAAAAAGATAAATCCTGGAATGAGAAGTGCTGAAACAAGCCAAATAGAGGGAGATTTTACAACCCAAATGCTTTATTGTGCCATAAAAACAGGAGTCCATATCAACATGGCAGACATGGGGCTTAATGTTTTCTATGACCTAATAGATTATTCAGCACAAATAGATGCATTGACAATAGCCAAAGCAGAGGGAAAGAACATTCAGTACACAAAACCAATGAGTCTATCAGACATGACACTCAATGGAAAATTAAGGGGATAATATGGCAAGTTGGAACGATGGTGTTTCAAAGCAGTTAGCCGAATACTTTGAGCAAATAAGTGATTATGGGGAATATGCAATAGAAGCTATACAAGAACAAATAGACCTTGAAGTGGAAAACCTAATAAAGCAATTAGAGGCAACAACACCTAGGGGTGCAACTCTTGGACTTCTAAACTCATTAAAGAAAAGCAAGATAGTAGCAAAATACAATTGGTATGGATACTCGGTAGAGTTTCAAGGCGAAAACCGAAAAGGTGTTCCATACCAAAAAATAGCAAACATACTCAACTATGGAACTAGCACCATAAAAGGAACTAGATTCATAAACAAGGCAATTCATAACCTAAAAGATATGGATGAAAGAATATACGATAGATTTCAAAGAAAAATAAAGGAATAGGAGGTGGCAAATGGAAGTTGGCAGAAGCCTGGAACAGATAGACCAGAAAGTCAAGAAACTGAATGATTCAATAAGACAAACCACCTCTCAAACAAGAGAACTAGACAAAGCATTAAAACTAGATTCAAAAAATACCGAAGCATCGGCACAAAAAATGAAGAATCTAGAAACACAAATAGGGCTTGCAACCCAGAAAGTTGCATTGTTAAGACAGAAACAAATAGAAGCAACAAAAGCCTTTGAAAAGGGCGATTTGACAGCCAAAGAGTTCAATAAAATAAAGGTTTCTGTAATGCAAGCAGAGAACGAACTTGCAAAATACAATGTGGAACTAAAAAAGACAGCAGATGCACCAACAATTGAGAGAATCGACAGGTTAGAAAAAGGATTTGGAAAAGTAGATAGTGCATTGAAAAAGTCGCAACAAACATTAAGGACATTTTCAGCACTAACACTTGCCTTGATCACGACAATAACAGCATCAATAACAGCATTTACGAACCAAACAATAGCACTAGATGAACAGGCAAAGGCACTTGATGTAAGCATTGAAAAAATGCAACTTCAAAGGAATGTTTACAAGGAAATAACAGGAGATGCTGGGAACTTTGACTCGGCATTAACAAGCCTAAAAGGTGTTATGTCAAGCATAGCACTAGGAAATGGAGCAGGATACCTAAACATCCTAGAACACCTTGGAGTGTCAACCAAAGATCTCAATGGAAACACTAAAGAACTTGGTGCAGTATACGATGAAGTGCTACAAGCATTAGCAGGAATGGAGGACATTTCACTGCGAAATTCGCTTGCTTATGAGTTGTTTGGAGAAAATGCAATAAATGTGCTTGAAGTAATGCAAACATCGGCAGAAACAATAGATGAATTAAACCAAAAACAGCAAGATTTGGGCATAACGACAGAAGAACAAGTAAAGACAGCAAAACAGGTGCAAGAAACCTGGAATGAACTAAAATTCGGTTTTATGCAAGTAAGTGCAGAACTAGCCGAAAACCTATTGCCAATTATTCAAGTATTAAGTGAATTTGTAATAGAAAATGTGCTACCAATCCTAACATCAATAACGAATTGGTTTGGCAGCATGAGTCCACAACAACAAAAATTTACAATATTTCTATTGCTACTTATAGTGCTACTACCTAAAATCGTGTCAATAATCACTGCAATAGTAGGTGTGATAAAGGCAATAACAGTTGCAAGTTATGGAGCAGCAGGTGGTATAGGAGCAGTTTCAGCAGCAAGTACACCATTATTGCCAATACTTTGGGCAGTTTCGGCTGTAGTTCTTATTGTTGCAACTTTGTTTGCATTTTTAATAGGGAAAAGTACTGACTTATCAAGTACATTAAATCAACAAACAGCACAAATGGCAGACCTAGAAGCTCAATACTCAAGCATGGGCTCGGACTTTGATGTAAATACAACTCAAGTGAGTGAAAACGCAAACCATAGCCAGGTTGATATCAATGTAGACATCAATGCGACAGGAGATTCTCCTATAAGCCAAGAGAATGCAGAACTAGTTGCTGATTTACTGGCAGAAAGAATAAATAAGGAACTTGGAGGTAAGATCTAATGAGAAAGTTTTGGCTAGAAAATGAAAAAGGCAAAATCTGGAATCTAACTCCCAAGAATCCATACGACAAAAGAAGTAGTTTCTTCGGAGAACCGGAAGGTTTTGGAATTAAAACAAAAATAACATCATACGAAGTGGAAAATACATGCTTCATAGAAGAGGTAGAAACACAATCGCAAACAATAGTAGGCGACTTGTATTTTTCAGATTATGATCACTTCACAGCATTCGTGAACTTCGTAGGAAACATAAACACAAAAACACCAATGAAACTTTACTATTCAACAAATGGACATTCGCACGATAACCCATTAGAAAGCGAATGGTATAAGTTGGTGTTGATCAACGAATTAAAGAAAAGTGAAATCGATTATAAAACAGGTTTCCTAAAATGCGAAGTAAAATTTGCTTGCCTATCAAGATGGAAAAAGGATAAGCAAATAGTCCTTGAATTAAGTAGATATGGAGAACCACTCGTGTACCCATACTACTATCCTTACTACTATGGTGGTAGCAACAACCTTGCAGTAGACATAGATAACGAAGGAAACCTACCAACAAGTTGCATAATAAAGGTAGAAGCTGTAACCGACACACCATTTATAAGAATTATTCAAGATGGCGAAATACTAGACCAAGCCAAATACAACTTGATAGTAAAAGAAAATAGTTTCTTGCAAATTGATAGTAGTCCAAATAAACAGGAAGCAAGTTTATACACATTGGTTGATGGCGAATACATTAGAGAAGATGTGTACTACATAGGGGAAAAGGACTACACATACTCAAATTTCCTAACAATCCCATCAGGTAAATCAACACTTGTGTTTTCAGCAGTCAATACTGACTTTGGTAAGGTAACAATCAGTTATTCAATACAGAAGGAGTTGGTGTAATGGTTCATTATAGAATTTATGCAAGAAACACTTTGCAGTACATTGATGGTGGTGTTGTAAAGGACTACTCAATTGACTACGATATAATATCAAACAATACTAGCACAGCATCAATTATTGATACATCAATGGGATTCAAAGGCGACATAATTGCACTAATAAATGGCAACAAACTAGTGGAACTTGGAGTCATAACTTCCATAGATAACACCGAGCAAAAGATCTCGTTCAAGCATATGAAAGAGTTGTTCAATGACACAGTAATCAATGTCTTCAAATACACCAGTTTGCTAGGGAGAAAGTTTGATGGAGTGCAAGGACTAAAAACAATACTAACATATGCATTTATTGACACAGTGGATGCACAGAAGAAACTACCACTGGAGATAAGAACATTTGGCAGCGAATATAGTTGTGTTTATAGTGATGATGAAGACACAATCAATCTAGCAGATTTCATAGATTGGATGTTTGACACTTACAACATTTATTTAGATTTTTCAATAAACTTCGTAAGCAACAAAATAGTTTGTATGATTGCAAAGAACTCAACCGAAGGATACATCATAAAAGACAACATAAAATTGTCAAAACCACAATTTGATAACAATGATATGCCGACCTATAACAAGGTCGTTTTTTATAATGCAGATAGTGGATTGGAGCAAGGAACATACTACCTATTGGAAAACAACCAAGTAACGACAGATGCAACTGATAACAGAAGAGTAATGCCAACACAAACAAAGTATGTGACCTGGGACTCAGCTGATGCTGTGAAAGAGGGGTACACAATGGAAGAACAAGCCAAAAGCGAACTATGTGGCAACATTTTCAACCATTGCATCCTTTATAAACTAGCAAAAACACAAACAATGGTTAAGTGTAAAAACTTCCGCTATGGAGATAAAGTAACAATTGTCTATGAAGACAGAGAATATCAGTCAATTTTTACAGGACTAAAATACACAATGTACGATCCATACTACACATGTGTGTTTGGAAAAACAAGAATCGATTTCACTGATAGAATGAAAATATATAACGATAGAAGGTATAGGAGGAAAAACTAATGGGATACATCCTAAAAGGAATTGGAGATAGTGTCACAGGTAAAAACGAAATTGTTCCAACCTTTGATGCAAAGATCTACAATTTTTATAGCCAGATAGTTCCAGGTGTTGTAGCAAGCGAAAAAAACAGGTTTCCATTGACAATTATAGACAGGGGAATAATCGTTGGACCAGGAATGGCACATGCCTATGGCTACTTTGGATTAAGTGATGCACCTGTTCAATTCAACTTTGTTATACCGAGTAGCGGAACTCAATATTCAAAGGTCTATGCTGAATTTGACCTATCCGCAAGACCACAATCAATGTCAATAAAAGTAACACCACAAAGCGACACTTCAGTTATTGAACTACAACAAGATGATCTATCAGAAATTACAACAGGAATACACCAAGTTCCATTATTTCTAATTTCAATAGCAACTAGTGGAGCAATAGCATATACAGATTTGAGAAAAAACCTTGAAAGAATATCCTTTGCACAACATAGTTGGGAGGCAGATCATACACCAGAAGCTGATCATACACCGCAAGCAGATAACGCCCAAAAAGCACAAAGGTTAGTATTTACAACAGCAGCCCCAACAAGTAGTCCACCAGCAGGCACATTGATTGTATATACAGGTTCATCAACGCCAAGTACAAGATATGATAGGGTTTTATACCTTATCACAGTGTGAGGTGGATATGCCAGCATACTTTGGAGCAAAACAATTATTTAGAAATAGGTTTGGTGGTTCACCAATAAGAGAGATTTATTGGGGAAGTAAACAAGTGATGGGATTCACAGCAGCCGATTATAACGCAAATGAGTTAATTGGGGAAAAAGCCCAAGCAGGAGATTATCCAAACATAAGTGGAAATGGATCAAGTTTGTCGGTTGGAACAAACAACTATAATCCAGGATATGCATTTACAAGATACTATTGCGACCATATAAAAATAACGATGCAATATAGTGGTGGTTTGTCAGTTTTTGATGTTGATGGGAATGAAGTTGTTTCAATCACTGGAACAATTTCATTTAATTATTTATCAGCAAAATGGACAATAACAAGTAAATGTGTGATTAATGGTTCAACAGTGTTAGATACTACATACACTGGCACAGATACACCTGCAAGCAGATTGACTTACGAATTATACTTTGATAGGTCAACAAGACAATGGACATTATTATTTAATGGTGGCACATATCGTGGTGGGGTTCAAGAGTGGAAACCAACATACATGAGAATTTATTGCCAGTTTTGGTTTATATCATCAACAAGTGGAATAACATCAGTCAATGGATACATTTTTGTAAATTATATGAATAGAGCAAGGGGTTATCCTAACGCTAGGTAAAAGGAGGAAATATGCAAGGAATTGAAGTAACACTCAAAAGAAACAAGCAGTATGTTGCTGAAAATAAAGAAGAGTATGAAATCATTTCTGGGGAAAATAATGCAACTACGATCCTTGTGCATTTCCCCGAAGAGTATAAAGATTTTTCAAAAAGAGTAGATTTCAAAAACATAAAAAATGAGAAATGGAGTATAGGATTATACACTCCAGAAGATGAAACAAAAAAATATGGTGCAGATTTTGATAAACTAAATTTTGCATTTACACTACCAACTCCAGTCACAGTTAATGGCGAGTTGCAGATACAATTTGTTGCTTATTTAGCAGATGATACAGAAACATTTGTGCCTTTCAAATTGTTTAAAATAGTGGTTGAAGATTCAATAATGTATGTTAAGAAACAAGGATCTGAAAATCCAGACCTAATACTTCAAGCATACGAATATTCAAACATGGCATTAGAGATCTCAAGAGATGCATTTGATAGCATAGAAAACGCAGAAAGGGCAGCAACGGAAGCCGAAAAAAGTGCAAAATCTGCTCAAACAAGTGCAACATCTGCTCAAAGTAGCGCCACTAGTGCAAAAAATAGTGCTACTTCTGCTAATACAAGAGCAGCGAATGCTGAAGCTAGTGCAAAGGCTGCTCAAGAGAGTGCAGAGTATGCCGAGCAGGTGGCGGATAATGCAAATACAAAAGCAGACAATGCAGTGGCGACATCTAATTCAGCAAATACAAAGGCAGACAATGCAGTAAGCACTGCGAATACTGCAAACACAAAATCAACAAATGCAGTAAATACTGCAAATTCAGCAAACACAAAGTCCGACCAAGCGGTGTCAACAGCAAATACTGCCAACACAAAATCAGATAATGCAGTAAGCACTGCGAATTCCGCAAAAACAACAGCGGAAGAAGCATTAAACCAAGTTATTGAAAAAATGGGAACAAAAGTATTTATTGGCACTAGTGAAACACCAGAATCCAATATGACCTTTGAATCAGATCCACAAACACAGATAAATGATATAAAAAATAATACCACCATTGTAGCGAATAGCAGTGGTGGTTTTTCATGTGGTAGCGGAGCAACTAATGGAACAGGCATGCAATTTAAAGGTTATACAATCTGTGATGCAAATGGCAAAGTTCCTGTTGCTAGATTGGTAGATGCAATATACCCAGTCGGAAGTATTTATATGTCGGTAAGTTCAACAAGTCCTCAATCATTATTCGGTGGAACTTGGGTTCAGTTGAAAGATAGATTTTTGCTTGGTGCAGGTTCTACATATTCAAATGGTTCAACAGGTGGTAGTAAAGATGCAATAATTGTATCACACACTCATACAACGGTAAGTGCTGGTTCACATGATCACTCGTGTTCAAGTGGAGGTGCTCACTCACATGGATATAATTCACCAAGCAATAGGTCAGGCGACTATTTATCTGAATCATCAAATGGAACTGCCTGGAGAGGTAGTGGAGATGGTTGGACAACAGGAGAGGCTGGTAGCCACTCACATACGATTGGGAGTGGTGGTTCGCATTCTCATACAGTAAACTCAACTGGTTCATCTGGAACAGATAAGAATATGCCACCTTATTTGGTTGTTTATATGTGGAAAAGAACAGCATAGGAGAAAAAGGAATGAAGAATATAAAAATTATACTTAATGAGAACAAAACATTCACAGCAGAAAACATTGATGAAGTGAAGATTTTAGAAGATGAACATAATGCAACAGTTATAGAAGTTCATTTCCCAGAAGATTATGCTAATTATTCCAAAAGGGTTGACTTTCTCAATATAAGAAATGAGAAGTGGACAACATCGTTATATGCACCTGAAGATGAAAACAACAAGTATAGTGAAAACTTTGATAAATCCATGTTTAGATTTACAATACCTAGTGCAATGGCAAAAAGGGGAGAATTGCAAATTCAGTTTATTGCGTACTTGGTTGATGGCTCAAATACGATAGTGCCATTTCAAGTTATATTGGCAACAATTAACAAATCAATAATTTATGCAGTCAAGGAAGGTAGAGAAAACCCTGATTTGTTGATAAAAACATATGAATATAGTAACGAAGCTTTAAGAGTTTCAAGAGAGTCATTTGAGAAAATCGATAATGCAGAAAGAGCAGCATTAGAATCAGAAGAAAGTGCAAAACATGCAGAAAATAGTGCAAAATCTGCCCAAGCAAGTGCAACTAACGCACAAAATAGCGCAAACTCTGCAAATAGCAGAGCTATAAATGCAGAGGCAAGTGCAAAATCTGCTCAAACAAGTGCGGAGTATGCCGAACAGGTATCAGACAATGCTAATGCCAAATCAGATCAAGCTGTCGCAACATCAAATAGTGCAAATGTCAAATCAGACAATGCAGTTAGCACAGCCAATACTGCAAATTCAAAGTCAGACAATGCAATAAATACTGCGAATACAGCATTAAGTAATTCCGAAAACGCCATTTCTACATCCAACACAGCCAGTACAAAATCCGACAATGCAGTAAACACAGCAAACGAAGCTTTAGAAACAGCAAACGAAGCTTTGAACCAGGTAGTTGAAAAAATGGGAACAAAAATATTTATTGCTGAAAAAGAAGTCGCAGAATCGAGTGTCCATGTTGATGAAGACATACAAGAACAACTGAATAAAATAAAAAACAACACCACCATCGTATCAAACAGCAGTGGTGGTTTTTCATGTGGCACTGGAGCAACAAATGGAAAAGGAATGCAATTCAAAGGTTTTACAATTTGTGATGAAAATGGAAAAATTCCTGTGGCTAGATTGTTTGAAGCGATTTACCCAGTCGGTTCTATTTACATTTCAAGTAATTCTACGAATCCAGGAACATTGTTTGGAGGAACTTGGGAAGCTTATGCTCAAGGTAGAACATTGATTGGTAATGGAACGAGCGATCAAGCATTTAATGCAGGAGCAACAGGTGGTTCAAGCACTCACACTTTAACAACTAATGAAATGCCAAGCCATACACATACACAAAATTCTCATAACCACTCACAAAATAGTCACACTCATACATTTCATGGATACAATCAAACAGGTTATGTTAACAATATTGGCATGAGAACAGGTAATGGAACAAGTTTATCAAGTCAAATAGGTGGTGTTTTTGCAGGTTCAACTGATCCTGGACAATCAAATGCAGATGGATCAGGTTCGGGTGCTGTTAATATTAATTTTAGTATGACACCAACAGGATACAATGATGCCACAACTGCAACCAATAATGCTACAACTGCAACTAACAACAATACAGGTGGTGGTGCTTCACACAATAACTTACAACCATACATTGTAACATACATTTGGAGAAGAACTGCATAGTGGAGGTTTTATGAAAATATTATTAGAAGATTTAAAAACTGAAATAAAACAAGAAGATTGTGATTTTACCAAAGGGCAAATTATTGCCAAGGAAATGCAAACATTAAATGGTTCAGAGTTTCAATTTGTTTATAAACTATATACAAAAGAAGAATTGACAGAAATGGAAATTGAAGAATTGAAAAGATGGTTCGAAGATGAATATAGAGAAACATTTGAAAAATGTACTAGAAGAATTCAATTAAAAATTAAAATGTCAGATGGTTCAGATCCAAGTGAAGTCCTTAATAAATTGTATTTAGAGGCCGAAGAAAAAGCCAATATGATAAGACAACTAGAAAACTCAATAAAGGGAGAAATAAATGGTAGCAACAATAATTAGTGTACTCGCAAGCATCGTGTCTGGTATGGTGCTTTTTTTATTGCAACACTACTTCAAGAAAAGACACCAAGAAGAAGAGAAAAGAGATGCACAGCGACACAAAAGAGATGTGCTAGTGATCAAGAGTATCACAGCACTTGGCGACCTTACAGTAGCCAACTCCATTGCATTGAGAGATGGTAAAACTAATGGAGAAATGAAAAAAGCATTGCATGACTATGAAGAAGTCAATAAAGAAATGCTTGATTTTTTAATAGAAAATTCAGATAAGGGAGAATAAGAACTATGTTAGAAATTATTTGTGTGCCAGTAATCGTGGCATTAGTTTTCATTTTAATGGAAGTTTATAAGAAATTTATTGCAAAAGACAACGAAAAACTAATTCGTTTTATTCCACTAATCGCACTAGGATTGGGAGCAATCCTTGGCATAGTTTTTTACTTTGCCTTTCCATCAACAATTTCGGCATCCAACTGGTTTATAGCAATCCTAATTGGTGGTGCTAGTGGACTATCAGCAACAGGATGCAACCAAATTTTCAAACAATTAAAGAAATTTGGAATTGATGTAAAGGAAGTAAATAAAGATGAAGGAAATAAACAATAACCTTAATTACAAACTATCAAAAGGCATACTTGATATGCTATTAGAAAACAGGGTAATAACCCTAAAAGAATATGAAGAAATAGACAAAAAAAATAAGCTGAGTTTTGCATAAAAACTTGGCTTTTTTTATTTCAGTTTTCACTGGACTTTCCGTAGCGACTGCGGTATGTTTGTGTCTAACAAGGAGGAAAAATGCAAGATTTATCAGAAATGAAAAGAGTTTGTGGCTATGCCAGAGTCAGTACAAAAGCCGAAAAGCAAGAAGGCAGTTTGGCATCGCAAATCAAGTATTATAACGACTTGATAAACAGTGTACCAAACTACATCAACATGGGTGTCTATGCTGAAAGGAAAAGTGGTGCAAATCAAATTAAAAGATCACAATTCCTAGAAATGATTAAACAATGTAGAAATAAGAACATTGACATCATATACACAAAGACAGTGGCAAGATTCGGCAGAAACTCAAAGCAACTACTACAAACACTTGAAGAGTTATCAGAACTCGGTGTTCAGGTAATATTCGAGGTTGACAACATTGACACATTCCGAGATAAACAAAACATCAAAACCATTATTAGGTCATACTTCGCAGAAGAAGAACTAGTAAGAGATAGCGAAGCTACAAAGTTCGGTGTTCAAAGAAGAATGGAGCAAGGCAAGGTTGTGATAGCGAATCCGAACCCACTACTAGGATACAAATACGATAAGAATAGAAACCTAGTCCTAGTGCCAGAAGAAGCCAAAATAGTAAAGGAAATATTCGACAGATATTGCAATGGAGATAAACCAAGCAATATCATAAGATCACTAAATGAAAGGGGCATAAAAACATCAGGTGGTAGAGAATGGAATTATTGCAACCTAGCATACTTGCTGAAACAAGAGAAATACACAGGCGATGCATACTTACAGAAATACTTCTCGGATAACATGGGGCGAAGAATCAATCGTGGAGAAAAGGCTATGTATGTGGTAGAAAGATGGTGCGAACCGATAATCACACATGAGCAATTCGAAAAGGTAAAGCGAATAAGAAAATCAAGAGAACTCTACGAAAGAAAGCCAGGACACATACCAGAGTATGACATTTTTAGAGGGATTATGAAATGTGGTCAATGTGGAGCAAACTACAACAAACAAGCAAATGGACATAAGACCTTGAAGAATGGAAACAAAGAAAAGATAACCTATGATTGCCAAAATAGAAAGATGCATGGTGTTCACGCTTGCCACAATAGAATACAAGACCGACAAACCCTAGAAGATGCATTTGTAAAGGCATTCAACACAATGAAACAAATGATAGGCAAACAAGAGAAAAAAGCCATAAAGGACGAAGAAATCAAGCAAATTGATATGCAGATCCAAGAACTACTAAATAAAGAAAAAATATACATTCAAATGGATGTTAGAGGCCTAATGACAGAAGAGTTTGAAAATCAGAGACAGACACTTATAACAAAGGTTTTGAAGCTTGAAGACCGAAAAAAAGAGATTTACAAACACAACATAGACATAAGGCAACAAAGTGCCTATATAGACAAGTTCAATGAGATATTCAAGAGTTGCGACAAACTAGAAGAATTCAATGAAGAGATCTGCAAACTAATGCTAGAAGAAATAATAGTAATGAGCAGAAACAAATTGATATATAAGTTTAGAAATGGATACAGAGCAGAGATAGAAGTCATTGACTACTACCTAGAAAGAGATGAAATTGGGGAGGTGGAAATTTATGCTTGCGCCTAATGTAAGAGTGATACAACCAACAAAAATAATAGATGATACATCAATGGACATACTCAAGCAAGAACTACCAAAAAGGGTGTGTGCTTATTGTCGTGTATCAACAGATTCAGAAGAACAAAAAACGAGTTATAACTCACAAAAAACATACTACACAGACAAAATCAAGAACCATCCAGGTTGGATATTCGCTGGGATTTATGCAGATGAAGGCATAACAGGAACTAGCATGAAGAAAAGAGATGAGTTCAACAAAATGATCAAGGATGCACTAGATGGCAAAATTGACATCATACTATGTAAATCAATACCAAGATTCGCAAGAAATGTGGTAGATATCCTAAACATCATAGAACAACTAACAAGCAAAAGAATACCAGTTATATTCGAAACAGAGAACTTGAATAGCCTAGACAATAGTCAAGGAACAAGAATCCAAATAATGATGCTAGCAGCCAATGCTGAAGACTACTCAATATCATTAAGTGAATCAGTAAAATGGGGCAGAATCCGACAAATAGAACAAGGGAACTACCCATTCACAGAATGCTTCGGATATAAGGTTGAGATAAAGAAAGTAGGAAACAAGGTAGTAGAAAAAAAGATAAGAATAGATGAGAACGAAGCTGATGTCGTAAGATTGATATACACAACATACCTTAATGGCTACTCATATAGACAAATAGCAGCAATGCTAGAAGAAAGAGAAATACCATCACCAAAAGGAAAACCAAACTGGAAAAGCTCAACAGTGCAAGGCATACTACAAAATGAGAAATATAAAGGCGACTTGCACTTACAAAAGCAAACGACAACAGATGTAAAGTTTAGAAAAAGAGTGGCAAACACTACAGGAAAACAATACTACATAGAAGACCACCACAAAGCAATTATATCCAAGAGTGAATGGAACAGAGTTGCAAAGGAAATAGAGCATAGAAACAGCCAAAGGGGATTTGGAGAAACAGGAAGAAGTGTGTACACATCAAAATACCCATTCTCAAACAAGATTTATTGCTTACAATGTGGCAGTAAATTCAGAAGGTATGGCTACGACACAAAAGATGGAAAAGTGGCAACCTGGGTATGCATAAACCACAAAATCAAAAACAGCACATGCACACAACTCCAAGTAATAGAAAAGAATGTAGAAAATGCATTCATAGAAGCTTTGAATGAACTAATCACAGATAAGCACCAAGTCATAGAAACAGTGATCAACAACATAGAAGAGGTAATTAAGAATAGAAAGGATGAAATCACACCTGAAGAGATAGACAACAAAATAGCATTAAAACATAGGGATTTAATGGCACTAATTCAAACGATAGGAACAATGGACAACTACAATGAAAGTCAAAAGATTATGAACGAAATTGAGAACCTTAAAGCCCAAAAAGAAGATGCTATAAGAATGGACAAACAAAGGAAAAGAGATTTATACCGAACAGAAGACCTAAGAAAACTACTAGACAAAAGCCAAGTGTTTGATACATTCCAACCACAAATATTCAAGCAACTAGTAGACAAAATACTAATAGATGGAAACAAAGCAACATTCGTATTCACAAACCTAGTAAAGATCACAAAAATAGTAAAATAGCCATTAGGACATGCCTAGTGGCTTTTTTTTATGCCTTTCACTGGACTTTTAATTTTTTTGCGGTATTGTTTGTGTTGGAGGTGTAAAATGACACAAGAAGAACATGAACAATTTATAAAAGAAGGCGGAGCAACTTGCCAAGATTGTAAACAAAGAATGCTCAAAGCCGATGGGTGTCTATTCCCATACATAACAATAGAAGGCAAAGATTATAAGCGAGTAAAGTATGGAGATGAAGGCTGGAATAGCAGTAGAAGATGCCACGATTGTGGTTGCAAACCAGGACATATCCATCACCTCGGTTGCGATATGGAAACATGCCCACAATGTGGACTTCAACTAATATCGTGCGAATGCGAAATAGAGTGCGTATTCAAATTAAAAGATGTGAAATGGTAGGTGGCGGATAATGGAAGAGAAACTAGACCTAAACAAAGTGATAAAAGATGAAGTCGCAAGATTAAAGGAACTTTATAAAAAAGAGTACCTGGGATGTGAAGAGTTGGTTGACATTCTAGGACTAGGCAGAGAGAACATAAGAAACCTAATGAAAAGTGCAACATTCCCAACAATAAGAGTAGGAAAAAGAATTGTGATAAGCATCATAAACTTCGTGCTATGGGAAGTGAAAACTTGCTATCTAGGGGAATAAGATGCTAGATGTACTAAACTATCAAAAGCCAAAGAAAGAGTCCAACATAGACATAAAAAAGATACAAGAACACATACTTGAATTGCAAAAACCAAAGGACAGAAAGAAAAAAGATGATGCAAAGCCAAAGGTAAGAAAACCGAGTGAGAATCAGCACATTAAAACTAGAAGACCAAATGGTGCAGGTGCGGTGTTCTTCAGAAAGTATGATCAACGATGGTGTGGCAGAGTAAAGATAGGAATAGATCCAATATCAGGGAAAAATAGGTACAAGAATGTCTATGGGCATAGTTCCGATGAAGTAGTAAAGAAGCTTGCAAAGGTCAAAAATCACATTATGTTCTACGAAAATGAGTATGCATCAACAAGCAAAGTAGGAAAACTGATGAAAGATTGGTTGCTACTATTCAAAAAGAACACAGTAAGCTCAAGAACCTTTGATGGAATATTGAGAAATTATAAACTTCATATAGAACCAATTATTGGAGAATTAAAACTAAACGAAGTAGATAAGTATGTGGTCCAGGTAGTGATCAACAAGATGCACGACAAAAACTATGCAGTATGCACTATTAAAAAGGTTAAACAAACAATAGGACAATTCTATGAGTATGCAATAGAAAACGAGTGGGTGGCAAGGAATCCAACCACAAACATAAAGATAAGGAATGTTAACAACCAACCAAAGACAACCAACAAATACAAAGCAGTAGAGCCAGAGTATAGAGCAATAGTGCTTGATTTACTGGACAAAGATGAATACTCATACATGCGACCACTTTGCAAATTATTGATGTTCGGTGGATTAAGAATAGGCGAAGCTCTGGCGCTGAATTGGAAAAACATTGATTTTGAAAATGAAACAATCAACATAGAAAAGGGTATGACAGAGAACTACACATTTGATGAAGATGGAAATGTAACAAAGAGAGAAATAGTCATTGGAAGCACTAAAACAATGTGTAGTGTGAGAGAAATACCAGTGCCAAGCATAGTATTTGAAGAGTTAGCAAAATGGAAGGAATATCAAGAAAGCAAAGGGTTAAAGAACCTAACAGAAAGAAATTCCTTTATATTCGCTAACGATGATGGAACATTCAAAACCTATGACCATGTAAAGAAAAAATACGATAAGTTCAGAAAGAAATACAACGAAGAACTAAATGGAGTAGCATTTCATGGGTTGCGACACACATTCTCAAACATGCTATTTGAAATGAACGAAAACCCAAAGGCAATACAGCAACTACTAGGACACAAAGATGTAAAAACAACAATAATGGTCTATAATTCGGTCAATAGTGCCTATGTGAAAGGTACAACAGCAAACCTAGAAGAAAAGATCAACACGACATTGATAAACCAAGAGAACTCACTATAAAGTGAGTTTTTTTAATAAATTTGGCATAAGGTAGTACAAAATCAAAAATAGTGTGTTATAATGAACCTAGCAAGGAACTAATTAAATGGAATACAAGAGAGATAATAAGTTAAAGAAAGCATATCCATACATAATAATGGCTATATGCCTAGTTGCTATATTTATAGGGCTAGGTTTCTTTATCAATTACGAAAAATTCCATAGTCCTGCAATTCAAGGTCAAGAAGGTTGGTATGAGCCACTGGTTTATGTCACACCTTATGGAGAATGCTACCACAGAGAGCATTGTAGTTATATAACGACAAAAAGAGAAATCGGACTATACCAAGCACAGGATCGTGGCTACAGAGCATGTCAGCATTGTGGTGGCGGTTCAAGTGAAGAAATACTAGTAGGACACATAGAAGCTCGACCAGAAGAAAACAATTATTTGGCAGCATTTGGAATAGCATCAATACCAACATTGATTATAGGATTTATATGGCTTTGTGTCATATTTGAAAAGGAAGAAAATGAAAAGAAAATACAATCATCAAGTAGAGATAGTGAATGAGTCAAGCGATGAGAAGTTGTTTGAGTCCAACAAAGAGCCAATGCTAGAAATGATTAATGACTTGCTAGAAAATAACTTTGATTTTGACATCAACCTAAAAGTGCTAGTAAGAGATCTAGACACAAAGAAATACTATATGAATAATGAAACAGACTGTGGCTTTTCAACAATGGAAAAGGACACAGGAAAATTTGTTGTTTGTTTTTCAACAGAATCATTAAGGCGAGTAGAATATGACAGGGGCATTGACATAGGAATAGCAATACACCATGAACTTGGACACACATATGACCTATATAAAACAATGCAGAATAAATACTACAAGATAAATCCTTTACTAGCAAAACATAAAACAATGACAGATTTTGTGGTGGCAGAGGGTTGGTCGTTCTGGACAGAGTTCTTCGCATACTACTTCACATTTAAAACATACTATGATTGGCACAATTACCCAACATTTTTGCAACTAGTAAAAGGTTATGAGAAATTGCAAAATGACTATGCAAAACTACAACCAAGAATAGAAGTGAAGAATAAAGAAACAATAGAAATGGCAGAACAATTCATAGATGATGTTAAGGTGTTTACATACTCGGTAGCAAAGCACCTAGCAGGCTATGTGGCAGGAAAACCAAAGTCGTATAAATACACAGAAAAAACAAAACAAAAGCCAACATTCAAGAAAGTTGATAGATTATGCCAGGGTTTACTCAATAGGGCTGCTGACATGTTCAGCAACACATATGGAAAAGGAATGGCTAGAAAATTAGCAAACATAGGCGACTATATCATTAGGAATGTTTACATGGATTTTGATATAATGCCAGTGAAACATAAAGGACACATAGCATTTGCATACTATGTGAAAGATTAAGGGAGGGATAATATGATTCAAGATGCAAATAAAACATTTGAAGAACAAGAAAAGGTTTTGATAAATTACCTAACAAGAGAGGAAAAAGACATGTACCTTGCAATACAGGTAAGTGACACAATGGACACAGATGGTAGTGCAGAATATGAGTTGTCTAAAATGATGAGAGTAGCCAGAGGTAGAGAGCATGATGCAAACAATCCAAATTCACCACTATGTCAATGGGCAATGGAGATGTTAAGTAAACCATTACAGCACTGGCTAAAAAAGGCAGCGGAACTTGGTCATGTTGAAGCAAAATACGACTATCTAATTCAAATTGAATCACCTAGAACCTGGGATGAAGTTAGAAGTGGATATACAGAGTTGATGACAGAACACAACCATATCGACTCAATTGAGAGATTGGCATTTCTATATACAGATAAAGGTGCAATGAATAAACCACAGGTTGTACCAGAGCTTGACTATGAAGAAGCTAATGCATTATTGATGGTGGGAGTGAACTTTGGAGCTGAATGGCTTTACCATAAGGTTTTACACAACTATGATGAAATGATAAAACTAGGTAAAGCATCGGCAATAGATAAAGAATTGTTTATTGAAAAAACTGAGCCAACACTAAAACATGAAAAAATTGAATTGCCAAAAGAATATGAAAAAGCAATGAAGTCAATTTATAAGAGTATGGACTATAAGTGTATTGATTCAGTTAATGTTGAGAAAATAGCCAATAGAATAAACTTTGGAACATTCTCATTTTTCAGTTCTAAAAAGCCATCAAAAGATGAGTTAAAGCAAAAGGAAGTTGCAAAACACCTAAATAAATACATAGAAAACAAAAAGAAAGAAATAGAAAAATAGGAGGGATAATGGAGAAACAGCGTTGCTACTTTGTAATAGACATGAAATCGTTCTTCGCATCAGTAGAATGTGCTGAACGAGGCCTAGATGCTATGACAACAAACCTAGTAGTTGCAGATAACAGCAGAACCGAAACAACAATCTGCTTGGCTGTTTCACCATCAATGAAAGCACTTGGTGTTAAGAACAGGTGCAGATTGTACGAAGTCCCAAAGAACATTGACTACATAATAGCAAAGCCAAGAATGAAGAAATACATTGATTATGCTGCCGAAATCTATGGCATTTATTTGCAATACATAGATCCACAGGATATACATGTGTACTCAATAGATGAATCATTTATAGATGCGACAGATTACTTGAAAATGTACAAAATAAAGGCAAAGGACTTCGCAAAGAAGCTCACAAACGAAATACTAGAGAAACTAGGAATACCTGCAACAGTGGGCATTGGAACAAATCTATACCTTGCTAAAATAGCGTTAGATATAACAGCCAAGAAAAGCCCAGAAAGGATAGGTTGGCTGACCGAAGAGAAGTTTATAAAGGAATTATGGACACATAGACCTTTGACCGATTTCTGGGGCATTTCTGGGGGTATTTCGGCAAGGTTGAGCAAATACAACATTTATGATATGAAAGGCATCACACAATGCAATGAAGACATATTATATAAAGAATTTGGTGTCAATGCAGAGTTGATCATTGATCACGCCTGGGGAAAAGAAACTTGCCTAATGTCAGACATAAAGGCATACAAGACAAAGTCTAAATCAATATCAAATTCACAGATACTGCCTTGTGGCTATAAGTATGAAGATGCAAAGTTAGTAATGAGAGAAATGATACAAGAGGGATGCTACCGACTAACAAGAGAGGGCTTGGTAACAGACCTTGTGAACATGTATATTGGCTACCAAGATGACAAAGAGCATAGAGCCAAAGGTTCAAAGCGATTAAGAAATAGAACAAACATCTACTCACAAATGATAAACGATGTAGAAAACTTATTTGATAGCATAGTTGATAAGAACAAAAAGGTAAGGCAAATCGGTTATAGTTTCGGCAATCTAGCAGAAGAAGGAATGGAGCAATACGACCTATTCACAGATTATAAGGAACTAGAAAAAGAAAAGAAGCTCGTGCATAGTATACTTGATATAAAGGATAAGTTTGGCAAAAATGCAATATTGAAAGGTATGGATTATATGCCAAATGCTACTCAAAGAGAAAGAAACCAACAAATAGGAGGGCATAACGATGGAACGAATGAAGATGCCTAGAAGCAAAAGGGCTGCACAATTTGCACCATTTGATGCACTCAAAGGTTTGCATGAAGCTTTGAAATTAAAGGAATATGAACATGCAAGAGTTCAAAGAATTGATGTTTCTGAAGAAGAAAGTCAATGGATTTCAGATGTAGTGAGTAGTATAGAAAAATGCGATTTGATAGATGTAACATACTACAATGAAGAAGACCAACACTATCACAAAGCAACAGGAATAACAATACCACACTTTATTGAAGGATACTTGGAGATCTCAACCAAAGAAAATGGTAGAGTAAAAGTAATGATTGCGGATATAAAAGAAATTGAAAATAGAAGTAAACCACCAAGGATATAGGAAAAAATGAGAATACCATCTAAAATAGATTTTTCAGAAGAAGTTATAAAGGACAATATACAAGAGTTATTAAGGCAAGAGTATGTGAGCCTAACAGCAATACAAAGATACTTTAATGTTGGTTATGCTAGAGCAGGAAGAATAATAGATAAAATGTTTGATAATGGTTTTCTGATTGGAGAAAACACAGGTGTGCCATATAGTGCTAAATTCGACCTAGCGAAAAGACAACAAATTGAAGACTTTATACTGAAAGAGGTTATGGGTTTTTAACCAAAACAACTCAAAATACCCAAAAACTTGGGTAAATCGTGTAAGAATGGTTAAAGAAAAAAATTTTAATTTTTTCAAAAAAGCGACACAAATTTCAAAAGAGTGTGCTATACTTAATTTAGAATTATGGAATTAGGAGGAAACATGAAAAAGAAATTTTTAAGTTTTGTTTTGGCAATATGCTTGATTTTGCCTTGTGTATTTGCATTATCTGCCTGTGGTAAAAATCCACCACCAAGTGGACCAGTAGATTTGGCAGGGAAAACCATTGTTGTTCAAGCAGGGTCTTGTGAACTAGATTGGGATTATAACATTCCAATAACAAGCATTGAGCAAGGAGATAATGGATCATATGCCACAGAATTAACTTTGGAACAATTTGTTGAACACTTTTATACATCTAATCGTCAACTTATTGAAGCTCTTGCACATAATTCTAACATCAATACAGTTGAAGAAGCTAAAACCTCAGTAGAAAACTGGGCTGAGGGAACAATACTTTCAAGAAATCCTATTATTAAGTTTTCAGAAGATGGAACAACTGCTACTACCTATGCAGGAAGTGATATAAATCTTGAAACCCCATTAAAAGAATATACAGTTCAAAAATCAGGAACTGATGAATTATTTATATATGACTTGTATGAGGAACAAGAAGCCAAGTTAAGAATAACTTGTGATTACGACTCAATTGATGTTACTAGTTCTACGGGTTCAGAATTGTGTTATAGCACCACTTTTGATTTGAGTAATTATGGTGAAGTAAAAATTTTATTAACTGATAGTTATGATTATGTAAAAGAGTTCGGATTAAACGAATGTGAATTTGAATATGTACCACGCACACTTAGATTGTGGTCTAAAAATTTTGTTATTACTTATAAAGTAAAATAAAAAAAGAAACCTATTAGAGAAATCTAGTAGGTTTTTTTATTTTTCTAAATCCTTTTCCATCTAACTTTGTCTAACTTTTTTTTGAAAAAATTTATAAAATTTTTAATATATCTATATATAGATATATTCTTTTCAAAAACACATTGAAATGCCCGAAATCGCCTTATTTTAGGGCATTTTTAAGGGTATAACATAATAAAAGGTAAGATAACTCAACGGATTATAAATCGTGCGTTATAAAACTCAAAATCTCGCGGTGGCAACACCGTGTCGGTTCGACCCCGACCATCGGCACCATATGTAAAAGGAGATGTATCGTAACTACATCTCTTTTTTGTTTTTTAAGTTCCGTTTTTAGGTCGTTCAAAGACCGTCCAGACAAAAATTACAAATTTTTGTCGTTCACTTGCTAAAAACACTTATTAAGTGTTTTCTTAACGCGTTCACCCATCGGCACCACTTAAACTGAACAGATGTTCAGTTTTTTTGTTTTTATAGGTTAGGGTCGGTTCAACCTCGTCCAGCACAACAGGTGAAAATATTATTAATTATTTTTTTAAACACTTTACTTTTTATTTTTTTGTTTATATTATAATTTTTTTG